TTGGGGACATGCCACACCGACCCCGCGCAGCCGAATCTGATTGACGGTTCGATCTACGCCTACGAGCAGCATCAAGGCGGGGTATACGTCACCGTCAAGGGCGCCGGCGAGACGCCGCTGATCCTGTCGTTCGACTCGGCCGACATTGATGTTCTGCGGAATGTGTTCTCGCCGTTCCCGGTCTCCACCGGCCAGTGCGATTTCACCCACTACGTCGATCCGCGGGAAGTCCTGGAAGGCAATCGGCTGCTGCACGTCGGCCTCGGTCGCACGGGCGACGGCGTGGAACGCGGTTACCTCGGCGTCGGAGATCAGAACCGCTATGGCTCAGTGCTGCTTACGCCCCCCGAAGTCGTTGATCTGATCCAGGCGCTCGTCGATGTCCTCGGAACGATGGCCGAGGGGGCATGGTGATCCGCGGGCATTCCCTCCAGGACGTCGTTGATGCCGGCCACGCGCCGTCGGTGCGGTGGCTACGTGAAGCGATCCGCCGCGGTGACGCTCCCGGGTACCGGGTGGCGCGCAAGGGCGGTGGTGGCCGCTGCGACTACCGGATGACCGACGCCGACATCGCGGCATTCATCGAATCCCGACGCGTCGTGCCGTCCGTGCCGAGCCGTACTGGGCTCAACCTGACGCCCGGGGGAGCGCGGCGGCTCACGACGACTTCCGACGGCCGGAGGTCGGCATGAACCACCCCAGACTGCTCACCGAGGAGCGGGTGCGCGAGATCATCCGCGCGGAGGTCGGCGCTTTTGCAAACCTCCTGGTCTTCGGTTGCCCCGCCACCCTCGCCGCCTACGTGGATGGATCGCTATCCGTCGATGCGGCCGCGCAGCTCGTTGACCTCAAGCTCAAGGGCGGCCCGGGCGCGCCCCTGGGCGGTGCGCAATGACCGCTCAGGACGCGCTGTACATCGTGCTGATGGCGGTGTTCTTTCTCGTCGCTTGGGCGATGCTCACCGGCGGCACCGGAGACTCCGGCCCTGCGCTGGTGCACGGCCGTCACCGCGCTGGCCGACCGGGCCTGGCAGTCGTACCCGGCCTAGAGCCCGACGACGTCTTGCCGTTCGTGTCTGGGCCCGATTACCGCGACGAGCCCGACGACTGGACCGCCGACCTGCCCACCGCCGTCATCCCGGCCGTGAAGCCGCAGTTCATTGTGCCGGCGCACGCCATTCCGGTTAGGCGTGAGTGGCTGGACAAGGTCCGCGCCGACCTACCGCGACGCACGTCCCCGTCTGAGACCGCGGCTGAGACCGCCCGCCGACGCTGGGGCGTGGAAACGCCGATCTTCGCCGGCCTCGCCAAGGACTGGGGCTACGACCCCATCTATGGCCTCGATCAGGCAATAGCCGTCGCGTGAACCCTGCCCGTCCTCCACACACCAGGAGATACCCCATGAACCCTCTGCTGGATTCCCTGATCGCGCAGTGGAAACGCTGCGGTGGCACCCGTGGGGAGTGCAGGACCCGCAACTGCAAGCGCTGCATCCGCGCCGCCGCCTTCATCCGCACAGATGAAGAGGCGGGTCGATGAACTGGCTCAAGCGGATCAGGAGCGCTGTGTTCTTCTCCGACATCGACACCGTCCACCGCGGTGGGCCTGGGCACGTCAACGTCAACGTCGGGAGCTGGCCGCCCGAGTACCTGGACCTGGACCAGCTGGCTCGGCCAGCTGAATTGCCGGGCGCGGTCGGGCCCCTCGATGAGCTGCTGCGGGTCCTCGCTCGTGATGCCACGACGATCCGTGAGTCGGTTGCCGACGCAATGCAGCTCGTGAACACCTTCGCCGACGCAGTCGCCGACGCGATTCGCCATCAGGACCAGCTCTTGGCCTACCTGCAGGACAGATCCACCAGGCAATGAAAAGGGCCGGCAGTCGTCCCGGACTGCCGGCCAACCCACCGAACACAACCCCATTGGAAAGGACACTCTCGGTGAGCACCCCCATCTTAGACGCACCGACCGATACCACCGGCTGGCTCTTGGAGATCACCGGCAACGGCGACGACACCGTCTACACCGCGATGCGCGATGAACCGCGGTCTCCGTCTGCCTTTCGTCGGGCAGCTGACACGTCCGCGCGCTATTGCCCGGCGGTGATCGCAGTTGCCTTGCGCGTGCACGACACGTGGTTCGTATCCCTGTGCGGTAACGAGCCTGGCTTGAAGCCCCTGAGGTTCAGCAACCACGACGACGCGGTCGCCTGGCTGACCCACCTGGCCAACCTCTACACCCGCCCGGTGACCGCATGAGCGCCCATCCGATCGCGGTGCACGCCAGCGCCAACCCCCTGTTCGGTCGAACGTTCCAGCCTCGCTGCGACTACGCGATGGCGGGTTGCGGATACCGCGGCCCGCACGTACCGACGCGCGTCCGCGCCGAGGCGATCGCCGACGAGCACACCAACCGCACCGCCGGACTGGACGTGACCGTATGGTGACGACTTCAGTTGAGCTACAACGCGATCCGTCCATCTGGGGCATCTCATGGCGTGGGCGCCTGCACAGGCTGGCGGAACCGGTCAAAGTTGATGACGAGCGCCGGATGTACGCGACTTCACTGTGTGGCAGCTCGGTCTACCTCTTCGGCTGGCTGACCGGGCGGCGCCGCCACCCCGCGATCAGGCGACTGCTGACGACGTTCAGCGAGCGTTCGGCACCGGAATGCCAGCTGTGCGCTAGGAGCGGTTCGTGATCCGCCGGGCGTGGCGGGAGCGGATTCACCCACTGCTGTGGCTGGCCGCCGCCGGATCGATTCTCGCTTACGCCCTGGGTCATTCACCCGCGCATGCCGCACCGTTCACCCCGGGCCAGGCCTACGCCGAGGACCACGCCGCTGACATCTGCGGCCAGTTCGACGACGACCCCACGGTGGAACGGGTCTGGCAAGTGCTCACCGACCTGATCAACCACGGCCTGTCCGGGGTTGAGGCCGGCATCGCGGTCAGGGAGTCCGTCGTCTACGTCTGCCCGCACCACATCCCCCTGGTGAAGCGCTTCGCCGCCTACTACCAGCAGCATCCGACAGGAGTCTTCACGTGACCCACTTACCGTTCGACCCGGCCGTTACCGCTGACGTGGTGTTCCTCGACACCGAGACGCTGGGCACCCGGTTGAGCTCGCCGATCTGGGAGGTCGCCGCTATCCGCCGCAGCACCTCGACCGGCGAAGAATCCCGCCTGCACATGTTCGTCCACCACCCCATCTACCCGTTCTACAACGAACTGCCCGAGACCTTTCAGCGCGACTACGACGAGCGTTTCGACGCCTTCGCGGCGGTCACGCAGGCCGTGGCCGGTGCCCGAATCTACGAGTTCTTCGCTACCGACAGTTCCGGCAACAAGCCGATCGTCGTCGGCCGTGTTCCCAGCTTCGACACCATCCGGATCCACTACCAACTGCTGACACCGAGCCGTGGGCTTTGTCTGGACGACGACCTCGTCGCCCCGGAACCGTGGGACTTCCACCTGGCCGACATCTCCAACCTGGTCGTGGGCTACCTCCGGGGGATACGGGCTGCCAACGGGGCGTACAGGGAGGCCCCTGCGGTCTTCGCGGCGGACTTGTCCACCCGATCTGACACGATCGCCACCGCTATCGGCGTGAAAGCCGCCGACTATGCGCGGCACACCGCGATGGGTGACTGCGAATGGGTCAAGGCTCAGTACGACGTCATATCCGGCACCAGCGGGTTGGTCGGGTGAGTGCAGTGATCTGCAAGAGCTTGAAGTGCCCGAATCGTGCTCGGCGCCGCGGCTACTGCAACAAGCACGCCGACCTCACCCTCACCCGCCCCCAGGGCGGGCTTGTCGCATCCACTCGTACCCGAACCCACATCGCGCAGCTACAGGCCGCGGGTGTCACCTACCAACTGATCGGGGTCATCGCCGGACGACACCGGACATGGGTGTGCGACGTGTTGCGCCGCGACATGGTGACCGAAGCGACCGAGCGCCTCGTGCTGTCCATCGCAGTACCCGCAGAACCCCACCGGCTCGTCGCCGACGGCCGCGTCCTGGCGATCGGCAGTACCCGCCGCCTGCAAGGCCTCGTGGTCTGTGGTCACACCCAGCGAGAACTGGCCAACGAACTCGGCTGGCTGGAAACCAACGTCGGCACCCTCATCAACGGGCGCAAACAGTGGGTCACCGCCGCCACCGCACGCCACATCGCCGACCTGACTGACCGACTCCAAGGCGTACCCGGCACATCCGAACCCGCTCGGCGCCGGGCCGCCGCGCGCGGTTGGGTGCCAGTGCTCGCGTGGGACGAAGACCTTATCGACGATCCCACAGCGCAACCCGCACCTGTACCCACCGCTCCGGCATCGTTCGCCGAGCGCTACATCGACGTTGTCAGCTGCGGCGAAACGAACATCGAGGCCATCGCCAAACGCCTCGACATCACCCCCACATCCGTGAAACGGCAACGGGAACGCCACGGCCTGGGCCTGGCTTCCTGACTCAAAAGAGCATCAGTCAACAACCCCGAAAGGAAACACCAAGAATGGCTGAAACGGAAAGCAACGCAACGGAATTCTCTGAACTGCTGCTGCGGCACGCGAAGGGGCGAGCGCACGACACCGCGTCGAAGCTGCTGCGCCAGGCCGTCGAAGCGGTCAAGCAGACCGGCCGCGGCGCGTCGGTCACCGTGACGTTCTCCATCTCCCAGCTCAAGAACAACGCACGCGCTGTCGTGGTCGGGGACAAGGTGACCGCCAAGATCCCCGAGGAGAAGAGCGACTCCATCTGGTTCACCGACGACGACGGCGGCCTGCACCGCAACGACCCCGAGCAATACCAGATGAACTACGGCACCGCGGACGGCAAATCCGCTGCCGCAGGACGCGACTGACAACCACCACCCACCCCATACGAAAGAGAGACCCACCATGGCTGAAACCGCTGACCTCAAGACCACCGTCGAGCACACGGGCCTGGTCGCCAACACCCCCCACAAGGCCGAGATCATCGACGGCGGCGTTGCGCGCATGCGCTACGCGGTCGCCGTCACCGACGCGAACGGACTGCAGGTCAAATCGATCGACGAGCACGACCTCTGGGACCGCCCGTTCCGCGTCAAGGGTGCGCGGCAGGTATCCGAGCTGGATTCGTTCCTCCATGAACTCACCCGCCGGCCGCTCACCGATGGTGCCTCAACTCTGTGGGGTGACTACACCACGGGCACCGTCACCGCCGTCTACAACGAGCACACCACCGCCGAGGCCGGCTGGCGCGATGACCTGCTCACCTTGCAGCTCGTTACCGACCCCGACTGGGCGGCATGGACGAAGATCTCCGGTCAGTGGTTCACCTCCCAGGTCGAATTCGGCGACATCATCGAAGAACTCCTGCACACCGTCATCGATCCCGACCAGGCCGACCTCCTGGAGATCATCCACTCCATCCGGGCGCACAGCAGCGCGCAGTTCGAGTCCCGTATCGACCGATCCACCTCCGCGCAAGCACTGGCCTACACCGAGGAAATCAGCGCTTCGGCCGGCGGCACATCATCGGGGACGCTCGAGGTTCCCAAGGTCATCACACTCAGGCTGCGCCCGTGGGAAGGCCACACCGTCGAGTACGACGTCGAAGCCTGGTTCCGGCTGCAGGTCAACAGCGGCCAGCTCGCGCTGATGATCAAGCTGAAGCCCTACCAGCAGCTCCTGCGCAAGGCCTGGACCGACATGCTCGTCGGCGTCGTCGAGCAGACGCAGATCCCCGTGCTGGCCTACCGGGGCAACCGGTGACAAGCGCAATGGCGTGGTGGCCGGAGACCCCGGCCACCACCACGCCGCGCGTGGCCAGCCTGATCGACCGGCAGGCCGGGGCGCTCGCCGACATCCGGAGGTTCCTGGGGACGGTCGACGCCAAGCCGTGGGCCGGTGGTATTGATCTCCAACTGTCCGGCGAGAAGTCCTGTGCCGCAGTCATCGCCGCCATCCTCGACAGGTAGGGACTGTGCTGACGCTCACAGACATGTTTTGCGGTGCCGGCGGCAGCTCCACCGGCGCGATCCAGGTCCCCGGTATCCAGGTGGTGATGGCGGCCAATCACTGGCAGCTGGCCATCGACACCCACGCCTCGAATCACCCCGACACCGATCACCGGTGCGCAGACCTGTCGCAGGTCGACCCGCGCGCGTTCCCCCGTACGAACCTGGGCTGGTTTTCGCCGTCGTGCACGAAACACTCGATCGCACAAGGTAAGAAACGCCAGGATGCGCAACCCGACCTGTTCGGCGAGATCCTGCCGGACGAGGCGGCGGAGCGCTCACGGGCGACGATGTGGGACGTCGTACGGTTCTCGGAGTACCACCACTACGAAGCGGTGATCGTCGAGAACGTGGTGGACGTGGCGCTGTGGCCACCGTTCCAAGCCTGGCTGGCTGCCATGGAATCCATCGGCTACCTGCACCGGATCGTCTACCTCAACAGCATGCACGCCCAGGTGTTCGGTGCTGGTGCACCGCAGTCGCGGGACCGCATCTACATCGTGTTCTGGCGTGCCAGCAACACCGCGCCGGACTTGGAGCGTGTCGTGCGCCCGCACGCGATCTGTGGCGAGTGCGGGCCGGTGCGGGCCATGCAGGTGTGGAAGAAACCCGACCGGCCGTGGGGGCGTTACCGCGCCCAGTACGTCTACCGCTGCCCGAGCGTGAAGTGCCGCAACCAGATCGTGGAGCCACTGTTCCGGCCGGCGGCCGAGATCATCGACTGGTCCCTGCTGGGCCAGCGGATCGGTGACCGCGACAAACCCCTGGCGGACAAAACCCTGGGCCGCATCCAGGCCGGAATCGAGCGCTACTGGGCACCGCTGCTGGTGCCGGTCGAAGGCCGCGACGGCAAGTCGGCGGTACCGGTGGATCAGGCGGCGCGGACGATGACGACGCGCCACGAGACCGGTATGGCGTTCCTGACGCAGTTCCGGGACCGGGTGCGGGATCTCGACCCGGAGCGCGAGCCGCTGACGACCGTCGTGGCCGACGGCGCGAACCACGGCCTGTGCCAGGCGTTCATCGCGGAACTGCGCGGCGGCGGTAGCGTCGCGCGGCCGGTGGCGGACCCGCTGGCCACCGTCACCGCCTCCGGTAACCACCACGGCCTGGTCACCAGCTACTACGGCAAGGGAGGCACCCGGCCGACCAGCGACCCGGTGCCCACCTGCACCACCGTCGAGACCCACGCCCTGCTGATGCGCAACAACAGCAGCAGGGGCGACGGCGCCGAGATGTCCACGCCGGTCACCGAGGCGGCCCGCACCATCACCACGATGGGACATCAGTCGCTGCTCGCCGGCGGCCCGACGGTCGACATCAACGACGTGCTGTTCCGAATGCTCGAACCCCGCGAGATCGCCCGAGCCATGGACTTCCCCACCAACTACCGAATCCTCGGCAACCGACGCGAGCAAGTCCGCCAATCCGGCAACGCAGTCACCCCGCCGGCCGCCCGCGACCTCGTCGGCGTCGTGGCGGAATCGCTGGGGGTCGCATCGTGATGGCCGCACAGTTGGTGTTGTTCACCCCCACCACGTCGTGCTGCGAGCATTCGCAGTCGCAGCACTGGCAGATCGTCCGCCAGCACGGCCGGCCGGTTGAGGGTGTGTTTGGGCGGTGCGGGTACTGCGACTGCAAGCAATACCAGGAGGCCTCGTGATTGCCGTGGATTTGTCTGTGCCGCGGGAGTTCCGCCGCTTGAACTCGACGGTGAACGGCATCAGCAGCCTTGAGACTCGTGCGCGCTGCCAAGACGACGGGCACCCGGTCGGCGCGGTGCACTCGACTTGGTTCCGCGGCGAGCCTGGTTCGTTCTGTCATTGCGGCCGGATCATCTACCACGGTGCTCTGCCGGTTGATCGTTGGCCGCGGCCAGAGCCGCGGCGGCGGGAGAGGCCGGTGGGCCGATGAGCGGTCCCGATCTGGACGCAGTCGACAACGCGGCCCAGCGTGCGCTGACGGCGATCGGAGCAGACGCGGCCTGGCTCTACCGGGCCGGGAAGACCGACGGTTTCCGTGCCGGCCTGGAGTCAGCAGGCCGACTCGTTGAAGTCGTAATGGCGGCCGCACGCTCGGACCTCGCTACCGACTGCGGTGTGCGCGACACGATCATCGCCACCTGCGATCAGATCTGCATCGAACTGCGACTGACCGCGCTGCGGATCCCCGACCCGCCGGAGCCGCGACGATGAGCGACCCCGCGATCCGCCTGCTGTTCAGCCCCGAACAGCTCAAATCCTATGGCCGCTGCGACAAGTGCGGCTGGCACCCACCCACGCAGGGTCACCACCAGGACTGCCCGACAACCGAGGACGAGAAGGCCACCAGATGAAGCGACCGACCGGAAAGACCTACGCACCGATCAATCTGGACATCTGGGCCGACGACGACTGGCTGGACCTCACCCCGCCCGCCCAGCACCTCTACTTCGTGCTCTGGACGGACCCCCAGCTGTCCTACTGCGGCGCCGGGAACTGGGATCCGGCCAAGATCGCCGCCAAGTCCCGCAACTGGACACCAGGCGAAGTCGAAGACGCCGGCGCCGAGCTCTCGATGGAGAAGTTCCTCCTCGTCGACACCAGCGTCTCCGAGTACGTTCTGCGGTCCTGGATCAAGCACGACGGAATCTGGCGTAAACCGAACATGGCCGTCTCGATGGCCGGTGCCCGCGCTGCGCTGGCGTCCCGAATCCTGCGCGGCGTCATCGTCTTCGAAGTCCTCAAGCTGCGGGCGCGGGAACCGGAATTGTCGTCGTGGACCCGCGATGCGGTCGCCACGATGCTGGCACAGAAGGCCGTCGACCCGGCCACACTGGCACCGTTCACCCCTACCGCAACCCAGTCGATAACCCCACCTCCAACCCCACCGCCAACCCACGGTGTAACCCCTGGGCTAACCGTTAGCGGTGGGGTAGGGGTTAACCCCCCCACTAACCCGGCCCCTACTCCTTCTCCTTCTCCTACTCCACTCTCCAACGGTGGTTACGTAAGCACGGAAGGTCACCAGGAGCCCGTCCCCGCCCTGGGCGCCCGCCCCCAATGCACCAAGCACCCGAACGGCAACGCCGCCACGCCCTGCCGGGCGTGCCAGGCGGGCCGCGAATGGGACAAGCAGCACGCCGCCACCGTCGAAGCCAACGACCTCGAACGCCGCCGCGCCGCCCGCGCAGCCACCGAAGCCGCCCGACTGGCCTGCCAAACCTGCGCCGGCGGCGGCTGGATCCTCGCCCCCGACGGCACCCCCCTAGAACCCGCCGTCCGCTGCGAACACCGCGAGACCGCCCATGCGTGACCCCAGCGACCCCTACGCCGACGAAATTGCCTCCGCCCTGCCCAACCCCCCACCCAAGCTCAGCGAACGCTCTCACCGCGACCCCAAAGAGATCGCCGACTGCCCCCTGTGCGACCCCGACGGCTACCGCGGCAGCCAGATCTGCCACCACCACGACTACGCACCAGCCGCACGCCGCGGCATCGCCGCATGCAACGCAGCACGCAACCAACCGAGAGGAACCGAGACCCGATGACCGCACAGCGATACCGCAAGAAGCCCGTCGAGATCGACGCTATGCAGTTCGACGGAACACCCGACACAGCAACGCAAATCATCGACTGGGCACTCGCCAACAATGTCGTCATCACCTACCACTGCCCAGACGGCGATGCCTGCCGCCGCGACAGCCACGTGCTCCACGTCAGCACGCTCGAAGGAACGATGACCGCGTTGCCGGGCGACTGGATCATCCGCGGGGTGGCCGGCGAGTTCTACCCCTGCAAGCCGGCCATCTTCGCCGCCACCTACGAGCCGGCGGTTGCGGTGATGGCCGACCTGATCGAGCACATGGCGACCGAAATCGTAAACGCCGGGCTATCTTCCGCCTCCGACCCCATACGGCTCGCCCACGCCGCCCTCACCGGCATGAACGCGGCCGGATACGCCGCGGTGAAGCCGGAACTCGGCAAACTGTCAGCAGATTGGCTGGCACAAGCGCAGCTGTACCCGGAGGCGATACAGAAGTTTGCCGCTGATCTCATCAAGGCCGCCGCCCACCCCCGCTTGGCGGTTGTGGAACTCCCCGAGCCCGACGGGCCACTCGCGTACGTCAACGGACAACCATCAGGGATCGCATGGCGGCGTGACGGCGCCGACGGCGGCTGGGCCACCATCGCCGTCCAAGACCGCGGCAACCTCATCGCCGCAATCTCGTGCCTGCGCTCGATCGAAGACTTCCGCTGGGCCGCCACCGCGCTCCTCGCCGCAGCCCACCACAAAGCCCAGGCCGTAGGACTGGCCCATGCCTGACTTCACAGCGGTATTCACCCAGGAGCGCGACCACTGGCAAGCCCGCGCAGAGGCCGCCGAATCCTCACTCGCACAACTCAAAGTCGAGATGGAAGCGCTCGTAGCCCGGAACCTGCGCCAGGCCGACACCATCACCCGCGTCAAATACGCCGCAGACCGCATCGGCGGCGCGGCGGGCCGGGCCATCTGCCAAGCGATAGCAGTCCGAGGGGGTGACCGGTGGGCGAGAACCGAATCGTGACTCGGCAGGTTGCCGAGCTGGTCGACCGCTACGCCGCGAAAGAGCTTCGCGACGCCCGCCAGTACGACAACAGGACGCCGCTCGACGAGCCCGGCATATATGCGCTACACGACCTGGCCGCGCAGATCTACGCGCACGGTTTCAGTGACGGCCAGCTGATCGCCGAATGCAAGCACCAGGGCCAGTGGACACGCGGCCGTGATGCAGAAGCCAAGGCGGGTACTAGCTGATGGGGGCGAGCCAGATCAGTCAGATTACATTGCATTTCCCGTAGGGCACGCCCTGCGTCAAGTCGGCCTTGCCGAACACGCGGCCAGCTACAGCCTTGAAAGCAGCAATGGTCCAGGGTTTGGCGTCGTTGCATACGAAGTTTCGATTGCCAGAAACGTAGCCGGACTTAATATTGCTTCCCCAGTTCTTTGCTGTACCGCCGCAACCCACGTGGACTTGATATCTGCCACCCTTGTCTAAGGTGTATGAGAAGTTGACCTTCGAGAATCCGCCCATTTCGATCGGCACGTTCTTCGATGCCCATCCCGACTTTGAACTCTCCGCTTGAATCCAAACTCCAACGGGTGATGCGCTATTGATGCACGCTATCTGTCCGCTGACTTTTTGTGGCGCAGCGATTGCTGTCGGGGGGCTCGCAACCGAAATCGCGGCGAATCCAACCAACGCCTGCGCTAAATGAAGAACCCTCACCATTTCACCTCCGTGCAATAAAAGGGACTTGCTCCAGGTAACTACTAGAGAGTCGACGATAGTTCCGAAATGAGGAAGACGTGCCGGCTTTCGGTCCATCGCACATCAAGTGCCCCCGACCAGGTTCCAGGTGAAGGGTTCCCGCCCGACGGCCTGACCGCGAGCATGCTGGATCGCCCAAGCGCCCCTCAGCACCACCGTCACCGTATATGCCCATAGGGGTATTGCCAGGTCTGGGTGCAGTGCCCTGGTGCACGGTCTGGTCGGGGTTTGCGGGGTGGAGCTGCGGGGATGGGGTGCTGTCGGTTCGGGCTGCGAGTGTTTGGGAGATGGCAACTCCGAGGGGCGGTGAAGCGGTGAGTGCAGGTCAGGACGGTGCGCCCGTGCACCCGCCACGCCGGCACCAGCGCGGCACCCTGTTCCAGCGCGTGGGCGGGCTGTGGATCGGCAAGGTCCGCGACCCGCGCTCGGTGCGCACCGGGATGCGCCGGATGATCACCGTCTCCTCGATGGACCCGGTCATCGCCGCGGAGAAGCTCGACCGGCTGATCGATGATCTGGACGCGGAGTACGCGGCAGCCGGCGGCTACAGCACTGGCAGCTGGCTGCGGTTGTGGGCCGATGAGATCCACGCCGTGAAGGTCCGGCCGTCAACGATCCGCAAGTACCTGTCGGTCATCGACAACCACATCGTCCCGGCGATCGGCGACGTGCCACTGCGCCGCCTGGCGCCGCATCACCTGCGCCGCATGCTCGCCGCCGTCCCGACCTCCCGCAACGCCCTGACCTGCGACACAGTCATGCGCCGCGCCCTGGCCGACGCGGTACGGGAACGCGCCATCGACCACAACCCGGCCGAGGCAGTCCACAAGCCGCGCCACACCCCCGAGGACCGCAGGCAGCTCACCGCCGATCAGGCCCGCGCACTGATCTCCGCCGCTGAGGCCAAGCACGATCCTTTCGCCGACCGCTGGGCCGTGGCGTTTATGACCGGCGCCCGCAGCGGCGAAATCCTCGGCCTGCAATGGGACCGCGTCGACCTCGATCCCGCCGGCGGCACCGTCGACCTGACCTGGCAACTACTCGCCCTGCCCTGGCTGCACGGCTGCCCCACACCGGCCGGCGCCCGCCAGGCGAGCTGCGGCCGGCGCATGCCCGGCCACTGCCCGCAGCGCACACCGATGCGGCCCCGCGGCTTCGAACACACGCCCCTGCACAACAACCTGGCGCTGACCCGACCCAAGACCAAAGCCAGCATCCGCCGGGTTCCCCTCACCGATTCGATGCGGGACATGCTCGCCGAACGCAAGATCCGGGACATTGGCCCGAACCCGCACAACCTCGTCTGGCACGAAGCCGACGGCCGACCCATCAGCCCCACCGATGACCACAACCGCTGGAAAGACGCCCTGGCCGCCGCCGGCCTCCCCAACGTCACCCGACACAGCAGCCGCGCCACCGCCGCCACCGTCCTACTCGACGCCGGAGTCGACGAAGCCACCCGTATGGCCATCCTCGGCCACGTCTCCGCCACCGCCCACCGCGTCTACCTCGACATCGACAGCGTCCGAATCCGCGCCGCCCTCGCCAACCTGGACAGACAGGAAGGAGAGGCCGATGTTTGACGAGTATTACCGGCGCACATGGGAGGACACCGACCATGACATCAGCAAACATCAAACGGAATTCGCAACCAACCTGCGCGTACCGATCCTCGCCACCGCGTGGCCGCGGTGGAACTACATCACCGGCATCGTGGTCAGAGAGAGTGGACCCGACCACGGCATCATGCCCACTGAGGACGAAATCGCCGCCGTAGCAGCACAATTGCAGGAATACAACCTCTACTACGGGCAAGCGTTCATTGACGCGATGAAACACTTCGCGCCCTACGACATCGACGGCGGCGCGAACCTCGGCTACTACCTCAAGAGACCAGATGGCGTGTGGACCTATCGCAAACGCACCTGGCGCAGCCCATGCTTCTCCACCAAAACCACTGGCGCGCTCGCCGATGTGCTCTCCGCCAACTTCAGCGGCTGGGCATTCGCCAGAGTGAACCAACTCGACAAGCAGGGGGAAGCATGAGCGCTGACATGGTCAACCACCCGCCGCACTACGGATCTCACCCCTCGGGCATCGAGTGCATCGAGATCACCGAACTGTGCAGCTTCACTCTCGGCAACGCCATCAAGTACATCTGGCGGGCCTGGGACAAGGGCAACCTCGATGAAGACCTCGACAAGGCCCGCTGGTACCTGCGCCGGACCGCGGCGAACGGATGCGCATCAGCACCGCCATTCAAAGCCCAGCAGCTGCTGATAACGGCAGTGACCAGTGACGGGAACGGCAGGCGCGCCGGGCTGCTCAGCCTCATCCGGATCGGCCGGCCCCTGGCCGCCAGCGATCTGATCACCGACATGATCGGCAACGACCGGTGACCGCCTCCATCGCGTCGCAACCAGATCCCCCGAACTATCGGCACGCCCGCGACATCCCCGACGTGGTGTTCCTGGCCGCCGTCTCGTGCTGCCAAGACCCAATGCCCGGCGGCGACTGGTACTGGGCCCTGCGCGACGACGTGACCCGGGTGCTCGGAGGCCTAGACCGCAACGCCCCGGTCCGCAGCGACGAGGTTCCAGGCGTGCCCTGGAAGGTCGTCCTCGCCAAGTTCCGGCGAGTCAAGAAACGCGGTCTCGTCGATGGCTGCGACTGCGGATGCCGCGGCGACTTCGAACTCACCAGCAAGGGCCGCGAACTCCTCTTCGATGCACTCATCGCCGAGACCGACGCGTACCTGGCAGCAGTCGAGGTCCTCATCAACTTCGCAGGCATGGGCAACGGTGACCAACTCACGGCCATCTGGAAAGGCATCAAGCACAGCGCCATTCACCAGCTCGGCCTAACAGCAACAGCACTCTCTGGCGCTGCAACCGAACTCGACCTTTGGAGCCCTCCCGACGGAACGCCTGCGCTGGTCTTCGACACCTACTACCTCGATTCGTGGGACAGTATCCGCAAGGAGCGATTCCGGTCGCGTACCCACGAGCGGCCCCTATGACGGGCGAAGTCATCATCGCGGGCGTCGTGGCTTACGTCGCCGCGTTGGTTGTCGTCTTAGCGGTTGGCCCGGAAGCCGTCTGGGAGTGGTTCGGGCTCCAGGGCGCCTGGGACCTGCTTACCGAGGCCCCCAACGCGCTCCGGCCACCGGCGGCCGCGGCCGTCCCGGGCCTGGACGCGGCCGATCCGCTGCAGGCCGTCGACTGGTGCCAGGGATGCGACCAGAACACCCCACGAGCATTCATGAGGTGGGACGCCGGCAGGTACCGCTGCATCATCTGCACCTACGGCGGTCCCGAGATGGTGACGCAAGTCCAACAATTGAGAGAGATCGCCCATGGCTGACCTACGCCCCTGCAGGTATCCCGGGTGCAAGGACAAGGACGGCAACCCGCGCTCGACACGGGACGGGATCTGCATCGATGTCCGCAAGGACGGTCGCGACCACGGGTGCCAGGCCAAGTTCCGGCGCGACATCCGCAGGCTCGTCCTGGATTGGGTTCAGCTCCACGAGCGACTGCCGGCGCCGATGCTCACCAGCGGGCGCAAGGGCGGCCGCCGGGCCAGCGCCCGCAGTCGCGAGTATGGGCACCCTGCCGAATGGGCAAGCGACACCTGCGATCGCATCGTCGCCATCCTGAACTGGACACACGACGGCCTCGCCGATGTTCTCGGCCAGGAGCCGCCGCCGCACCCAGGTAGCGCCGAGCACGTCCAGGTCCGCGCGGCGTGGACGTTCCTCTCCACCCACTTCGCCGACCTATGCCGCCAGTACTGGGCCCACGACACCGCGGTGGAGATCCACGAGCTGCACAACAGGATCCGAGCCAGCCTCGGCCAGACCCGGCCCCGGATGATCCTGCCTGAGCCCTGCCCTGGCTGCGACCACAAGACGCTGGTGCGCACGATCGATATCCGCCGCGATCAGATCGACTGCGGCAACTGTGGCTACGTCGTCCCCTACGACCACTACGACTTCACAGCCAAGCTGATCGAGACCTGCACCAAGTCCGAGCCCGCGACGGTGGTCCAGTGATAGCGGCAATTGAGAAGGGCCGCACTGTCCGTCGTTGGCAGTGTTCTTTCGGCCGAAGGCGGTATCGGACGTGATATGTTACGTAGGAGCAACTGACAGAGCTATGCCCAAACCCCCGAGCCAAGACACCGGTCCGGGGGTTTTTGCGTACTGCCTTCCGAAAGCGAGACCGCGCATGGGAACCGGCGTCCTGGCGCCCGAGGGGCTCGACAGTCACATCACCGCCACCGAAGCTGCAGCACTGTGTGGCGTCACCACCCAGGCCATCAGCCAGTGGGTGAAGCGAGGACACCTCGCTGTCGCTGGACTCAACGAACGTGGCCAGCGCACCTACAAGGTGCGAGACGTCGCACGGGTCGAGCAGATGACCAGGCGTCGCATCCGGAAGATGTGCCGCTGAGCCATGGTCGCCGGCCGCGAAGCGACACCCAGCGATGCCACCGCGACTGAACGGCTCATGCGCTACTGGTCGCACGGTGCCGGTGCCGTGAAGATCCGCTGGGGAGTGCCCGGAGACTTCAACCGTTGCGTTGTGGAACTCGGCAAGTACGTCAGTCCCGGCACGGTGAAAGGCTTGTGCGCCAACTTGCACCACCGCGCCACCGGCGCCTGGCCAGGCCACGCAGCCAGCGAGCAGCACCGATGAACAATCCCGGCCAGCCGATGATCCTGCAGCAGATCATCATCACGCGCAGCCTGCAGCCCTGCGGCGCGGAGACCTACAGCGTTGCCTACGAGGGCGGCGTCGGATGGGTTGAGGGACTTGGCCTATTGGAAGCCGCTAAGTGGGACCTGCACGCGCAGTGCAACCCTGTCCCGAATGAGGACCGTGACTGATGGCTCAGACCGTCCACGTCCTGCCGATCAATGACCTGATCGAGCACGACGAGGTCGACGACGACTGTGTGTGCGGGCCTGATGTTGAGCTGGTGCTCGCCGACGACGGATCGTGCGGGTGGGTCATCACGCATCACAGCCTCGACGGCCGAGAGCAATTCGAGCAGGCCTGATGCCTCGCGCACCACGGCAATGCCCGGCTGCCGACTGCGATGAGCTGATCACAGGTAGCGATCGCTACTGCCCGGACCACACGCGCGCCTGGGCCGGACCGCGCACCGCCAGTGCGCATGCCAGCAACAACCGCGCCTGGAAGCAGCTACGGCCGAAGATCCTCGCCCGCGACGGCTACGAGTGCCAGATCCGCTACCGCGGCATCTGCACCGGACGCGCCACCACCGTCGACAAGATCATCCCGGCCGCGCGCCGGCCGGACCTGGCGCTCGACGAGAACAACCTCCGCGCGGCGTGCCGACCATGCAACGAGCACAAGGGCCGCACGACCGACCGAACACCCACAGCGCGCCGCTGACCTGCGAGAACGGGCCGCGCCCGCGGGCCAGCAAACCCCGCCGCCACCGTGCGCACTGCATAGGTATGCACCCATGGGGTCCACCCTCCCCCCGGGGTGCCCCACCCCCCACGCAACGCACTGTGAAATCCGCCGTGTACGGAACCCACAACTTTCGCGGAACGCCCGACATGGGAGTTCTGGCCGCATAAATATGCGTGACATGCGTTGTGCAGCAAACTATCTCGCGCGGCAGTGTGTCAGCGCCTAGACCTTCCCGCCAGGGGAAAAGCTGCACCCTTTCCTGACAGAGGAGCCCGTCCATGCCGCCGCCCCCGAAGAATCCGACTCTGCTCGCACGCCGTAACAAGACGACGACGCGCGCAGTACTCACGTCGCCAACGAATCCGAAGATCCCCGCGCTGCCCAAAGGCACTCGGTGGCATCAGCAGGTGCGCGACTGGTGGAAGCGGGCATGGTCGTCACCGATGGTCCCGGAGTGGACCGAGTCGGACATCGACGCCCTGTTCATGGTGGCGCGGTTGATGCAGATGCTCTGGTCACCCGAAGCGACCCCAAGCCAGGCGAGGGGTCTGGCCGGCGAGATCCGGCAGCTGCTGTCCCAGTGCGGCCTGACACCGATGTCACGGCGATCCCTGCAGTGGGAGATCGACCGCGGCGAGGCGGCCGCTGAGACCACAGCGAAGCGCCGGGCCGGCACCAAGGCGACGAAAAAGGCGCCGGCCAAGCCGGACCCGCGGGTAGCGCGCGCGAATCTGCGCGCCGTGTAGAGCGATCTGCGGTTCCGTATGGAACTGATCGTCCCGCCGGACACCGACGAGCTGTACCCGACGCTGGGCGATCAGCTCTGCGACTTCCTCGAGGAGCGAGCCTGCCATGGGCCCGGCGACCTCAAGGGCCAGCCACTCACCCTCGGCGAGGACTGGCGCTACGTCCTCTACCGCGCCTACGAGGTGTGGCCGAAAGGACACCCGCGCGCCGGGAAACGCCGCTTCAAGCGCGGCGCCGTGTCCTGGCGCAAGGGCTCGGCCAAGACCGAGTTCATGGCCCTGGTCGCGTTCGCCGAACTGCATCCGGAATCACCGGTGCGGTTCAACGGATTCGACCCCAACGCACCGTGCGGCCTGGCGCAGGGCCGGCCGGTGGCGGACCCTTTCATTCCGCTACTGGCCAACACCAAAGACCAGGTCGAGAAACTGGCCTACGGCGCGCTCAAGGTCATCTGCGAAGAATGCGTCGACACGGACCTGTTCGACGCCGCACTGGCTCGAATCCTGCGGATCGGTGCGAATGGCCGAGCCGACGGCGAGGTCGTCGCGTTGGCCAACGCGCCGAACTCCAGCGACGGTGGCCGCACCACGTTCCAGGGCTACGACGAGACCCACCGCCTGTACCTGCCGAACCACAAGGCTGCCATCCAGACGATGGAGGGCAACCTCGGTAAGCGACCCGAGCAGGACCCCTGGTCGCTGTCGACAACGACTGCCGGCGAACCCGGACAGAACTCGCAAGCCGAAGATGACCACTTCGAAGCCGAGGCCATCTCGCGCGGTGAGATCAAACGTCCACGCCTGTTCTACTTCCACCGGCAAGCCTCAGACGACTGGGATCTGACGGACTTCGAGGAGCGCATCGAAGCGATCCGCGAAGCCTCGGGCCCGGAGCTGGCCGAGCGCACCGACCTCGAAGATCTTGCGTCCCAGTGGGATCAGCCCAAAGCCGACAAGACTTATCTCGAGCGGGTGTGGACCAACCGTTGGACCGCCCAGGGCGCCGCGGCGTTCAATGTCCGCCGGTTCAAGGCGTTGGGCCTACCTGGCCATGTGATCCCGCGGCGGGCCTTTGTCACTCTGGGTTTCGACGGCGCCCGGTTCCGGGACGCCACCGGTCTGGTCATGACCGATGTGCGGACCGGGATGCAGCAGAAGATGTTCCTGGCCGAACGCCCGTTGAATGCTCCCGACGACTGGGAGGTCAACGAGAAGGAAGTCGACACCGCCGTTCGGTATGTCTTCGCCAACTACCGGGTGTTGCTGGCCTACTGTGACCCGCCGTTCTGGAACTCCACCGTCGGCGAGTGGTCGGCCCGCTACGGAGAGAGCCGGGTCACGAAACGGCCTATCGTGCAGGAGTTCTGGACCTCCAAGCAGGAGCGGATGATCCGCGCGATCGGCGCCTACGCGGATGCCATCGTCTCCGGAGCGATTTCGCACAACGAAGACGATGACGGCGACCTGGTCCGTCACGTCGGCAACGCCGGCAAGAGGTTCCTCAACCGGCTCGACCCCGACACCGGCATGCCTCTATGGATCCTGTCCAAGCTGCACAAGGACCGCAAATTCGACCTGTGCATGGCCGCGATCTTGTCCTGGCAGGCACGCATGGATGTGCTCGGCAAGCTCCCCAAGAAACGGCCAGGCCGCGTGGTGAAGGTGAGGTGAATGGCGTTGGCACTGACCCCCAGTGAGTGGTTCGACAAGCTCAACGCACTGTTCACCGCGGCGACCACACCGAACTGGCAGGACAAGGCAACCCGGCCCAATTCCCCGCAGCACCGCCACGAGAAGCTCGACCTGCTGTGGTCCTACTTCGTCGGTGATCCGCCACTGCCCGAGGTCGCCGAAGAATACGAGGAGATCTTCCAGGAGGTGCTGCGCAAGGCGCGCTGCAACTACGCCCCGATGTGCGTCGGGGCGATGCTCAACCGGATGGAGTTGTCGGCCATCTCCACCGCCCTGGACTCCTCGCCCAACGGCGACGACAAGGCCGCCGAGATCATGGAAGACTCCGGGTTCGCGGCCCAGTTCAAGGACCTGCTCGGCTACATGTTCGCCATGGGCGAGGCCTACGCCATGGTCGTCCCGAACCCGACCGGACCCACCATCCACGCCATCGACCCTCGTCGGTGTATCGGCATCCCGGACCGCAACAACCCGACTCGGTTGCGCGCCGTGCTGATCAAAGAATTCGATCCCATCGAAGAGGTCCAGATCGCCCACCTCTTCCTGCCGGGCGAGCGCTGGGAACTGCGCTACGAGGACGGTAAGTGGAAGCGCGTCAGCGATGTCCCGCAGGCGGTCAAGGGGCTCGACGACCTCGGCGGTATCCCGATCGTGCGGTTCGAAAACCCTCACGGCATCGGTGAATACGAGCCGCACTTGGACGTTCTAGACCGGATCATCGACACCACCTTGCAGCGCATCGTGCTGTCGAAGTTCCAGGCGTTCAAGCAGCGCGGCGTCTCCGGCGACGAAGACGAAGAGGACGAGTTCGACACCGAAGAGGACGCCGTCGATGGACTCACCGACGCTGAACGCGCCGGTGCCCGCAAGAACAAGAACTGGGACAAGGTCTTTCGGGCTGATCCCGGCGCAGTGTGGAAAGTCCCCGCGGGGTGGTCCTTCTGGGAGTCCGGCCAGGCCGACATGTCGGGCATGTTGCAGGCCAAGCGCGATGACACCAAGGAATTCGCGGCCGTCACGTTCACGCCGCTGTACCTCATCACCCCTGATGACGCCAACGGCTCAGCGGCCGGCGCCGACCTGCTGCGTGAGGGCCTGACCTCGAAGGTCCGCGACCGCCGATCCCGCGTCACACCTGGGCTGAAGCTTGTGTGGCGCATCGTGTTCGCGATGGCCGGCGAGACCGCACGCGGGGCGAAGCTGAAGCTGCACTGGGGGCCGATCGAGTTCCGCTCGCTGGCAGAGAAGGGCTCAGCGACCGCGCAGGCCAGCAAGGTGTTGTCCCGCCGCCGGATCCTCTCGGAGGTCTGGGAGATGTCCCCGCAGGACATCGAGGACAACGAGGTCGAGCTCGCCGCCGAACGGCTCACCGACGCCGCGCAGCAGCTCGCCGACGGCGGGCCACCCGACGAGCTTCCCACCGACGAGTCGGGTAATGCTCCGGCGCAGGTGAGCCCGGTTGACGAACCCGCAGCCGCCTAGCCGACTCACACCGCGGCAAGCGATGGAGGCGGCCCGGGCCGCGGCCGCCGCCCGCACCACCGCCCAAACGGTCACCGCGGTGAACCGGGCGGTCTCCGAGGGCGTGATCACCGCGCGCGAGAAGGCATCCCGCTGGGCCAAGGCCGCCATCAGGCCCTGGTTGGCGCAGATCGACCCCTACGACGGTCACGCGGCGCAGCAGTTCACCGAGGCCGCCGCCGGCCGCCTGGCCATCGCGCAGAAGACCACCGCGGTAACCGCCGCGGCGGGCCAGAAACAGATCCTGACCATGATGGGCATCTCGGTCACCCCGCGCCCGAGCAGCCCCCTGGACATCCGGGCACCCGGCGCGATCTTCGACGGGGGCCGGGTCCGGCTCGAGCACGACAACGTCTCGGTCACCTACGCTGGCGACGAATCAGCCGAGCTGTCTGCCCAGGATCTCACCACCGTCGAGGTGCTCAACCGGCCCGTCCGAGCCATCCGGTACCTCGAATCGCAGGGCGCGACCCGCGATGAGGCTCTGCGGGCCGCAACCGAGCGTCTCGACGTGATCGTCGACGACAACCTGATGCTGTCGCAACGGTTCGCCGAGTCCGAGGTCATCAACCTCGCCGCCGATCAGCCCCGCAGCCGGATAGTCGGGATGCGGCGGGTCATCCACCCGGAACTGTCCCGGACCGGGGTATGCGGCCTGTGCATCGCCGCCGCCGACCGGATCTACACCGTCCGTCAGCTCCTGCCGATCCACAAGCGGTGCAAATGCACCACCGCGGCGGTCACCGAAGAGTTTGACCCCGCCGCAGAGCTCAACGCGATCGACCTGAGCCAGCTCTACACCGACGCCGGCGGGACCTCGCGAGCCCACCTGAAGCGGACTCGCTACCAGACCGACCAGCACGGCGAACTCGGCGCCGTGCTGGTCCCACAACGCGACTACAAGCCCCGCGGCGTCGAGGCCGAGAAGCGCGCATCAGCGGTGACCTACGTGGGCGGCCCGGAGTCGAAAGCCGACATCGCCCGCCGGCACCTGCCGATCCTCGAGGAAAACCTGACCAAACTGCGCGCCGACGGCCTCGCCGAGGAATCTTCGCAGGTCAGATACCACAAGGCGCAGATCGAGAAGCTGCGCGCTGACCTCGCCGCCGACACGACCCGTGCGAAACCTGCCGCTCAAGCCATAAAGGGTATGAACCCGAAACGGAAAGCCCCCAAGCCAGCAACATCCGGCGGCAGTGGCGGTGATGAGCCGCCGCGCCCACCCCGTCACAATGGTCCGATCAGTGCAGATGGTGACGACCCGGTGGCGCGGCTGAACGCGATCTTTGCCGAGCAGACGCGAAACGCCAGCCCTGAACAACGCCAGTCGGTCATTCGCTGGCAGGGCAAGTCGGATCGTTTCTACAGCGAAGTGCAGCGCGCGGCCCAAGACCAGGCGGCTAACCCCACGGCGAACGAAGTCGCTGACGACCTGCAGGACCTCATGATTCCGCTGGCCGAAGACGTCGACCTGTGGCGTGGCATCCGTGACGCCGAAGCAGTATTCGGTGTGCCGGATGACCAGATCGAGTCGTTGATCGGCACCGATATGGATGTTCCGGTGTTCTTCGCAACGACGCTCGACCGCGAGGTGACCGAAGAATTCACCAGCCCGGGTCGGCGCCCCGCGCTCTACAAGATCACCGCTCGCGCGGGCACTCCTGCCGCGTGGGTATCGCCCTTGGGCCGGCCTGAAGATGCGTACCAGCAGGAACTTCTCTTCCCGCCGGGCATCGTTGTGCGTATCCTCGACGTCAAGAGAACCTCTAGTGTTCCTATAGTCGAGGTGGAGGTGCGCGATGGGGAAGTGGGACGATGACATCCCGCTGCGACCTCGTGGCAGCGTGCAACCCTCCAGCGTGGCTGCACTCCTGCGGTCATTGAAGCTCACCGACGCGCCCAAGAACGAGCAGGCAGCAGGCATCAAGGCCTGGCTCCGCAATCACGCTCCAGGCCCGGCGATGCAGTACAGCTTGCGTCGTAAGGGCTACGGACAGCTTCTCGACAGTCGTGTCTCCGCGTAAGACGCAAACCACACCGAACGACCGAACAAGAACCCCGCTGAGCTAGCGCTCCGGGGTTCTTTTCGTTGTCGCCGTCACTCAAGAACTTCCGCCGCTGTGGCGGTTGACCCGTCATGGGTTCCCTTCCCGACATGGGAGTGTCAGTGCAAGATTTGCCGAAAGACCCGACCTCCACCCCTGTGGGTACCCATGGCGGTGCCGACGATGCCAGCGCCACATCAGGCGCCGGCCAACCGGGTGGTGAACCGGCCGGGCATCCCGACAGGGGCTTCCCGGAGAACACACCGATCGTGGAGATGACCGCCGAGCAGCAGGCGGCCTATTGGAAGTTCCACGACCGCCGCAAGAGCGACACGCTCAGGGCGTACGGGGGCATCACCCCAGAAGAGGCGTTGCAGTACCGGCAGGACGCCGAGGACGCCCGCCGCGAGCAGCTGCAGCCCAGCGAACGCGCCTTGGAGGACGCCAGGACGCAGGCCACGACAGCCGCCATGGCAACCGCGGCCCAGACATGGGCGCCCCAGATCGCTGAAGCGATCGTCGGGCAGTTCATCACCAACACCGAGCAGCGCACCGCAGTGCTGGCCGGCATCAACCCGATGGCGTTCGTCAAGGACGGCAAGTTCGACAACGCCGCACTCATCGGGCACCTCACCGGGCTACAGGCCGCCTTCGGCGGATCCGCGCCCAGCGGTGAGCAACAGCAACCACCCAGTCAGTGGGGCCAGCACGGAACGCATCCGCCGGCGCAATCCGGCAGCGATGAAGGCTTGGCCGAGGCGAAGCGCCGCGGCTACATCACATAGGAGGAAGCGATGTCGACTGACATCTCCGTTCACTCCAGCAACTACCAGGTCGAGGACCGGTCGTGGCTCATCGGGCAGCACGGCGCGGACGTCACTCCTGGTGTGACGCTGGACATCTCGAAGTTCTCCCGCGGTGGAACCGCCGAGGTGCAGACGATCACCGTCTCCGGGTCCAGCCCGTTCACGGTGACGCTGCTGGGCACCCCCACCGATCCGATCGACGACGAAGCCCCCGCGTCCGTGCTGCGGGCTGCGTTGGAGGCCATCGTAGGAGTCGGAAAGGTCGCTGTCGCCGGCCCAACCGGTGGCCCGTACCCGGTGACGTTCGACGCCTCGCTGGGAGACGTTCCGCAGATGACAGCCACCGGAGCCACCGTGTCCACCAACACGGCCGGCAAGGCTGGGCACTACCCGAACGGCTACATCCCGTCGGGGCTCGTGCTGGGCAAGATCAGCGCCAGCGGTCTCTACGGCCCGTACGACAACAACGCCAACGACGGCCGTGAAACCGCCGCTGGCCTGCTGTTCTCTTCGGTTCGTGCCATCGATTCCGCCACTGGCAACCCGCTGGCCAAGGTCGGCGGCGCGCGGTTCGTGCACGGTCTGGTGAACGAAGCCAGGCTCCCCGTCAGCTCGGGGATCGACGCGGCCGCCAAGGCCGACCTCAAGCTCATCGCCTGGTTGTGAGAAAGGACCACTGAATCATGGCTATCGTTTTCGACGGTCCCATCTCCCCGGACGCCCTGACCGCGTTCATCCGAAATGTGCCGGTCAACCCGCAGTTGGCCCTGGTCAACCTGTTCCCGACCCGGTACTTCGACACCAACCGGATCGACTGGGCGGAGTTCGTCAAGACCAACCGCACCGCGTCGTACCGGTCGTTCGACGGCACCATCCACGTCTCCAGCCGCGACGCCGGTTCGGGCAAGTACGTGGAGCTGGCGCCCTTCTCGGACTCGCTCAACAAGGGCGAGTACGAGCGCATCGCCGAGGAGATCACCCGCCTGGGTGGGACCAACAAGGCACTGCAGGTCAAGGCGGCCTACAACGACGCGGAGCGTCTCGTGGGCACCATGAACAACCGGCGCGAGCTGGCATGGGGCGACGTGCTGACCGACGGCAAGCTGACCATCAACGAGGGCGGCTTCTCCGGTGAGGCCGACTACGGCGTACCGGCCAACCAGATCACCGCTCCGGCGACCGCCTGGACCGACCACACGAACGCCAAGCCGTTGACCGACCTCGACGCGCAGCAGGAAGTCCGTATCGCCAACGGCAATGCCCGCGCCGGCAAGATGCTGCTGTCGCGGGTGGATCTCGGTCACCTGCGGCGCAACAAGGAAGTCATCGACGCAGTCCACGGCGCCACCGCGGGCCGTACCAGTGTGTCGAAGGCGGAGCTGAACACCTTGCTGGAGTCCGAGGACCTGCCGGTGGTCATCCCGACCTACGACACGTCGCTGAACGTGGAGGGCCAGGACACGCGGGTCATCACCCCCGGGTTGGTGCAGCTGCTGCCGGACAACATCGCCGACCTCGGCTTCTTTGCCTACGGCATGACCGCGACGGCGCTGGAGTTGGCCAAGTCCAAGCTGGCGGAGATGACCTTCGGCGACGCCTCCGGGATCGTCGGCGTCGTCGAGAAGGTTGGACCGCCCTACCGGGAGTTCACCTTCGTTGACGCGAACGGCATGCCGATCCTGACCAACGCGGGTCTGCTGTCCATCATGGAAGTCCGCTGATGGCTCGCATTCTGGCCCGACACGTCGCGGTGTTCGACCCGAAGGGCAACCTGCGTCAGTTCGCGCCCGGTGACTGCCCGCCCGCATGGGCGGTCAAGCAGATCACCAACCCGAAGGCCTGGGGCGGCACGCCGGAATCGGACGGTGCCGAGCCGGCCGGGAAGCATCGGGCAGCTGGCGGCGGCGGTGAAGGACCGCCGCCGCTGGCCGGGCCCAACGCGGGCCGCGACCCCTGGGCCGCCTACGCGACGGCGCTCGGTGTGGACGTCGACGAGGACGACAAGCGCGACGTGATCGTGGACAAGATCCGGAACGCAGGCCATCCGGTCGAATGACCAGCCCGAAGCCGGCCGGCGGCAAGTTCGTTTCGTCGCAGGACGTCATCGGCCGGTTCGAGGGGAGCTTTCCCAAGAACCGGATCCCTTGGCTCGAGCTTCGGATCGGTGATGTCGAGAACGAGCTGATCGACGAAGTGCCGTCGCTGGCCGATCTCGACGTCAACGCCGACCCCAAGTCCCCGAACCGCGAGGTCCGGGCGGCGGCCCGCCGCGTTGGCCGGGTCCGGACCCTGGTCGTCGACAAGCTGCTCGAGCTGTTCCGCAACCCGGACGGCGCCACTACCGTCTCCGACGCCCACGAGGGCATCTCCAGTAGCCGGTCCTACGCCGGGCGCCAGTACGCCGGGACCGGGGAGACCGGCATCTCGTTCACCGAGGCCGAGCTGAATCGGGTCAGGGTCCGCAAGCCCCAGCGACCCAAGATCGGCACCTACGGCGTCTCCCCATGGGGGATTCCGTGAACGGATTCGGTGAGACCGTCACCATCACCGGGGTCAGTCGAGACGGCAGCGGCGACACCTCGCGCCGCCGCGGCACGGTCGACGACACAGAGTTCGGCGAGGCGACCGAGGTCTACCTCGACGACCACCGCGGCCGCCGGGCCGTCATCGAGCGCAGCTGGTTCTGCCCCCGCACCGAGAACGTGGGAGTCGTTGCCGGCGACCGGATCACCCGGGCCAACGGCGAGGTGTACTCGGTGTGGGCCGGCCCTTTCGGCGACAACCCGCACCCGATCTCCGGCCGGGAACTCGGCCAGAAGGTCTACCGGATCCGCAGCGTTCAGGCCCCGCCCCGTGGATGACATCGACATCCCCCAGCCCAATCCGGCCCTGACGGCGATCCTGGCCAGCCCCCGCATGTTCGAACTGGTCCGCCAGCGCACCGAGGTCGCCAAGGTGGCATGGCAGGCGATCGTGGCCAAGCGCAGCCGCCGCCTGGCGGCCTCCGCCCGGGTGACGGTCGGCATCGGCGGCAAAAACAACGACCGCCCGGTCGGCCGGCTCACCGTCGGCGACGGCCTGGGCTACGGGGCCTCCCACGAATTCGGTCACCGCACGAGCCGCAGCACCGCCAGCGGCCGGTTCGTCGCCGACAACGGAAAACGTCGCCGCGGGGTTCGCCGCGGAAAGGTCAAAGGCGCCAAGGAGCTCAAAACGGTGTTGCGTTCGATGAGGTCGATGTGAGCTTCGACTGGCTCCCCCCCCTGGTACATCCCAGGGCTGCCGTTGGTCGAAGATGCGCTCACCGCACTGCTGGAACCCCTGTTCCCCAACGACGTTGCCCAGCCGGTCGAGGTCGCCAATCAGCTGCCTGACGGCGTCATGGAGACCGGCTGGGTCGGTCGTCTGCTGATCATCACGCGGTTCGGCGGCGCCGCCGACCTGCGTGCCGATCAGGCCGCCGTGCAGATCGCCGCGGTCACCAACCGGCGTGGCTACTCGCTGGTGCTCAACGGATTCGTCCGCGACGTACTGCTGAGCATCAACGAGCCCATCGACATCGAACTGCCCGACGGTCGCATCGTCACCCTCACCGATGCGGTGGAAACCACAGGGCCCGAGGAGATCTTGGGTGAGGACTACGACGAGCGGATCGTCCCATCGACGTTCCTGCTGACGTTCGACAACCCCCTGCATACCCCCGACTACAGCGGCCACCTCGGTCTCTGAAGCGCTCTCTCGAAAGGACAGTGCAATGCCACCCATTCCCAACTCCATCAAGGCATTCAAGGGCGGACAGAAGGGGCTTCAGATCGCCCCGCTGGACATGGCTGTGATGCTCGGGCGTGTCGACCGCGTCGCCGGGTTCACCCGCAACCTCGAGGGGCCCGACGGCAGCCTGGTCATTCCCAACGGAATCAAGGGCATCGGCTACATCACCAAAGGCAACGGCATCGGCGTGAAGCCGGAGATCTCCGCCAACAACATCGAGTCCGCCGGTGAAGGCCTGCCGACCCGCATCATCATCGACAAGCAGTCCATCAGTGTCGATTTCGAGCCGCGTCAGTTCGGCCGCGACATCCTGGAAGTCGTCTTCTCCAGCGACTACTCCGCCCTCACCCCGTCGGCGCACTCCGGCTTCCACGCGCCGATCGCGACGGTCCCGGAGAACCAGGACTACCGGACCGTGGTGCTGGGCAAGGACAGCTACAAGGGCCTGCCGATCTTCTTTGGCTACGTCCTCAACCGCACACAACTGTCCGGCGTCGATGCGCAGAAGTGGCAGGCGAACGACACCGTGACCTGGCATCCGACGCTGACCACCGTCGCCGACGACGACGACCTCGACAACCTGGGCGAGTTCTTCATCTTCGGACCCGGATTCGAGCTGTGCAACGCCGAGAACGACACCGGCTTCACGGCGCCCACGACCGACTGGATCGTGTTGCTGCCGCCCGCCCCGGCCCTGACCGTCGGCGGCGGCAAGCTGCAGCTCAAGGTGCTCGACAACCTCGGCGCCAACCGCACCGCGGACGCCACCTACATGAGCTCGGCCACCAGCAAGGCGACCGTCTCGGCCACCGGCGAAGTGACCCCGGTGGCCGCCGGTACCGCCGACATCACCGCCACCTACCAGACGAAGACCGCGACCGTCACCGTCACCGTCTCCTGACCCTTCGCAGTACCGGCCCTGGCCCCGCGGCGATCCCGCGGGGCTGGGGCCGTCCACATCTGACAACCACCGAGGAGTAACCCCATGGCCAAGACCGCAGGCCGCTTTTACGAGATCCGCAAGCAGCTCGGCGACAAGCCCTACGTCCTCACCGAGGATATCTCCATCCCGCCGATGCCCCTGGCTGCACGCGAACAATGGCGCAAGATCTCCGCCGAATCGGTCACGGCACGCTACCTGCAATCGGTGGCCCTCGCGGACGGGAAGAAACCCGCGACCGTCGACTACACCAGCCGCGTCGAACGCGCGCTGATCGGTGACCAGTACGAGGCATGCAAGGCCCTGTTCGCGGACGACGCCCGAGCCTGGGACATCTTCATCACCGAGCTGCTCGAATTCAACAAGGTCGCCGGCACCACCTCGGAGAGCGGCGACGCGGACTCGGAGGGAAACGACGACGGCGACGCGACGCCCGCGTAGTCGCCGTCGTCAACGCCTGCTGGACCGAGATCCAGTGGGACTTCCAGAACATCCTGCACGTCAATGCCCTCGACTACTTCCGTGAGGAGTCCGGCCGGACCTGGGAACAGTTCCTGGAGTTCTTCGACCAGCTCTGCGAAGAGCAGGGCAGTCGACTGTGGGCGCGGGCTGCTACTGATCCCGCGCTGCGGGCGCACGTCGAGGCGATGACGGCCGAGGAGATCGCGGCTCTGCGAGCACGATCCGCTGATCAGCCGCACTACGGCTACACCCGCGACGTGCAGGAGAGCCGCAACGTCGCTGACCAGCTGATCGCGGTGCGCGCTCAGCTCGGCCGACAGAAAGCCAGCGAAGTGACGTTCATGCCACGCCCACGCATGTTCGCCGACCTCATCGACGCTCACGAATCTGCCCTCACACGAGCAGATCTCGATGACGCCATCGACCAAGCCCACGCCAACGCCGAACGTTTCGGACTGAACTGAATGGGGGTGTGATGCCGACATACAGCGCCGGCAAGGCCTCCATCGAAATCGGCCCGAGCCTCAGAGGATTCCGGGCAGAGCTCGAAGCCGAACTGAAGAAGATCGACGCCCAGCTCGGTGTGGCCGTCCACCCGAACCTGGCGCAGGCCAAGGCCGACCTGGAGCGGTGGCGGCTGCAGGAAGAGCGCCGGTCGATCGACATCCCGGTCAACGTCGAGACCCGGGCGGTGCAACGGGCCCGCCGTGACCTGGACAGCCTGGCCAGTGCTGGCACCAAGGCGATGTCGGCGCTCAAGTGGAACGCCGGCGCGCTCGGCGTCTCCACCCTGCCGATACTGGCCACCGGTTTGGCGGAGGTAGCCGGGGCGCTCACGCAGGTTGCTGAGGCTGCCTGGGTGGTGCCGGGCGCTGTCGCCGGCGCGGTGGCATCGATCGGCACGCTGGCCATCGGGGTCTCCGGCGTCAAGGACGCCTACACCGCGGTCACCGCGGCTGCAACGACGTCGGCCAGCAAGCAGGCGTCGTCGGCGACCAGCGCCGCGCGGGCGCAGCGTGATCTGGCGCGGGCCTACCGGGATGCTCGGCGTGAGGTCGAGGACCTCAACATCTCGCTGCGCGGTGATCAGATCTCCGAGCAGCAGGCTGTCCTCAACGCCCAGCGGGCGCGCCGGGACCTACAGCGGGACTTCGCGTCCGGGCAGATCCAGGATCAGCTGGACCTGCAGTCCCGCATGCTCGACATCCAGGCGGCCGATCAGTCCGCTGTCGAGGCGCACGTGCGGGCGATGCGCAAAGCCCAAGACGTCGGGACCGCGAACGCCAAGGGTATCGAGGGCGCCGACCAGGTCGTAGCCGCGCACGAGGCCGTCGCCAGCGCTGCCGGCACCGCTGGCGCAGCCTCGGACAAAGCCGCCGCGGCGATGGCCGCTCTCGCGCCTGAAGCGCAGGAATTCGTCCGCACCCTCGTTGACCTCAAGCCGCAGTTCACGGACCTGAAGAAGACGATCGCGGGCAACATCTTCACCGGCCTGTCGGGTGAGCTGCGAACCCTGGTCGAGCAGGACATGCCGAACTTCAAGACCGGTCTCGGTGCCATCGGCACGGCGTGGAACACCAACATCGTCGCCCTGATGCGCTCGCTGGGATCAAACTCCTCCCGCGGCCTGCTGGACCGGATCCTGGGCAACACCGCCGAAGCCCAGACCCGATTCACCAAGGCCATCGACCCGCTGGTCAAAGGCGTCGGCACCCTGGCCGCCGCCGGCACCGACGTCCTGCCGCGCCTGGCCGACGGATTCGGCCAAGTGATGACCCGATTCAACACCTTCATCACCGCCGCCGACCAGGACGGCCGCCTAGACAAATGGATCAACGACGGCATCGACGCCCTCGACCACCTCGGTAACGGTGCTATCAACATCGGGAAGATCTTCAACGACATCACCCAGGCACTCGGCGGCGACGGACTTCTCGCCAAGCTCGACGAGGGATCACGGAAACTGCACGAGTTCCTGGCCTCCGACAAGGGCCAGGCGCAACTCAAAGAGTTCTTCCACGACGCCAAAGAGCAACTGGCGCAATGGAAACCGATACTTGAGGCGCTTCCCGGTATGCTGGCGGGAGTTCTTGACGCGTCAAAAGCATGGGCCGACGTCATCTTGCCCCCGCTCGGCGAGATCACCGGATTCCTCGGTGACCATCCGGGACTAATCCGCGCCGTCGTCGAGGCCTTCCTCGCTTGGAAGACAATCGATTTCGCCAGCAACATCCTCGGTGGCCTAGGTCGAATATCCGACACGCTCGGCGAGCCCGGCGCAGGCAAGGGCGGCAAGGGTGGTCGGGGACTGCTCGGCAAACTCGGTATGGCCGTGGCCTTCATGGGCGCCATGGAAGCGGTCAAACTCGGCGCCGACTGGCTCAATCCGGACGACGGTCAGGCACCCTCGGCCGCCGAAGCGGTCGGCGGTGGGCTGGCCAACATCGGCGGTATGGCCGTGGCGGGTGCCCAAGTCGGCGGTGTTCCCGGACTGATCGCGGGAGCAGGAATCGGCGCCGGAACCTCCGTGGTCGAGCGCGCCACGGGTGATCTGGCCCGCCAGAAAGCTGAGGTCGAGAAAAACCGGCGCGAGCAGGAGAAGCGGAACCCGTACCAGGCGCCGCCCGTCAACGAAACCCGTTACGGGCCAACACTCGACGTACGCGGAATGATCCTCGCTGGCCAGGTTCCCGGCTACTCGATGGCCGACGACGGTATCACCATCATCGGCCCCGACGGGAAACCGTCAATGACCATCGGCCCAGACGGTGCTCCTGTCCCGATCTACGGCGCGCAGCCGCCTCCCGGATTCCGCAACGGCGGCCCGACCCCAGCGACGCCCGGCCCCGGACCGACCGGCGGATACATCGCTGAGATCCATAAAAAGGAATGGGTCAGCAATGAGCTCGGCCGCGCGGTGCTCGGCGACGCCTTCCTGGCCGCAGCCGACAGGGGCGTCGTCGACATCAGTCGCCTGCCGAAGTTCGACAGTGGCGGCCCCGGTGATGCCCTTTTCGACAACTACGGCAACCCCGTCTCGCCCGGTCGAGCGCCGGGGCCCGCCGCCGCGGCGCCGAACGCACCGAACCCCATGCAAGGCGGGATCGGCAACGTTCTGGGGTCGTTCGCCTCTGGGATCGGCGGGTCTATCGGGAACATCGCCGGGATGTTCGGCGGACCCAGCGGCATCGGTGGCGGCGGCGGAGCTGCCGGCGCGGGCATGTCGCTGGCCGACCGCGCCGCAGGCATCCCCGGCCTCATCGGCCTTGCCGGCGCGGCTGCCGGTTCCAACCCCGCAGCTGGCATCGCCCAATGGGGCCAGAACACCGCGCAATGGCTCGGCGGCTTCACCGCCAAGACGTTGGGCGGGTTCGGCAGCGCACTGTGGCAAGGCGCCCTCGACATGTTCGGGCTCGGCGACTCCATGCTCTCGCTGAAAAACCCCTGGACCCAGGCTGCCATGGGAGCCGCCCAGTTCGGCCTGGCCAACGACGGACCCATCGGCAAGCTCATGGGCGGAGGCCTCGGTGGCGGTGCCATCCCCGGCCTCGGGGCAGGGTTCGGATCGAAGCCCATCACCCTCGGCGACGGATCGACCATCAGCATCCCCACACTCGGCACCGCCGACGGCTCAAACCTCAGCAGCGCCAGCGCGGGCACGGGTGCATCAATCCCTGCGGCGGCCGCGGCCGCCGGCGGCGCGGCAACGCAGGGCGCCTCGTGGTCGAACTTCGATGCAATCGCGAAGTCGTTCGGGCTCACCGTCACGTCTGGGTTCCGCAACCCGAACGGACCGACCATCGCCGGTGTACCCGCATCGAAGTCGTATCACGGGTCCGGTCGCGCGCACGACTACGGGGGCAACCCCGCTCAGATGCGGGCCTTTGCCGACTTCATGGCCGCCAACTACGGCTCCCAGATCAAGGAACTGATCTTCGATCAGAAGGGTTTCGGATCGACGATCCACAATGGCCAGGTCGTCGGCCCGTTCGGGTCGTTCTACACGATGGGGCAAGCCGGTTACCACGGTGACCACGTACACATCGCTTTCCGCGACGGCGGTGCCGCGCGGGGTCCAGGCGGCCCTAAGGGCGACAAGATTCCCGCCTGGCTGTCCGATAACGAGCACGTCTTCACCGACGAAGACGTCAACGCCATGGGCGGCCAGGACAACGTCTACGCGTTCCGACGGGCACTGCACCGTGCCTGGGGTGGATCGATCAGCCGGGCACTGCTGAACATCACGCCGGCCCAGGACCAGTCGCAGACCAAGCTGGCCGCTAAGGCCCCCACACCTGGACCGGCGCCGGCGACCACGCTCAAGCCGCTGGCGCCGAAACCACCGCCCACCGCGGCCACCGCCCCCCAGCCTTCCCCGGCCGCGCCGCCGGTATCACCCGGTGCCGACCCCAACGCCACCGGCAGCAGCGAGGCACAGCAACGAGCTGGCCAGCTCGCCGTGCCCGAGGTCGGAGCCGCACCGCGGACCCTGAACCACAACCTGACCGCCATCAGCACGGGGATCTCCTCGGCGGCGTCCACGATCGGCAGCCTGGCGCAGTCAGCGATCGGCGCCGCGCCCTTCCCGGGTGCGGGGGAGGCCGGTGCACTGGTCGCGGGCCTGGTCAAGCAGGGCGGCAAGATCGCCGACAACGCGGTCAACGTCTTCTCGTCCTCACTGGTCGGCAACCTCGGTGACAACACCACCGCGGGCGCCTACGGCGCGCCGGTGCTGTCGCAGGCTCCGCAGCCTGCCGGGGTTGTCGACAGACGCACCATGTTCGGCAACGTCATGGTCGGCGATCCACGCGAGTTCGTCCGGGAACAGCAGCTCTACGAGGCCCAGCGCTCCCAGGCCGAAGTGGACACCTGGGCTTTCTGATGTCCCAGTACCTGACCCTCGACATCATCGGCCGCGACGGATCGTTCTGGCGCGTGATGGGACCTGGCCGCGGCCAACAGCACGTCATCCTGTCGCCGAAATCAGCGATGATCTTCGACCTGCCGACCGAAACGCGTTGGGTCAAGAACGCACTCGGGCAGCGCTACCAGTCCTACGAGTTCCAAAAGCGCACGTTCGTGCTGACGTTCCTGGCCTACCACTGCGACAAGTACACGTGGTCTGACATCGTGACCAGGTTCGGGTGGGCATTCGACTACGACACCGAGACCATCCTTCGGTTCACCGGCCCAGACGGCGTGCGCGACATGTACGTCCGCAAGGAACACCACTCGACCGCATTCTCGGCAATGCCGTGGGAGGCCCGCGAGCCATTCCTGACCGGTACCAGCAGTGAGCAGTTCACCCTATCGGCGGAGCTGCCGTTCTACGTCGGCAAGCCGAAACGTCAGCAGTGGTCGACGAACAACATCACGGGCTGGCATGCCTTCGACTTCACCAACGAGTCGTCGGTGCCGGTCTGGCCGCGATGGACCCTGAGCGACCAGGCCGACTGGGACATCCCCGACTGCTCGTGGGGGTCACCGATCCTCGGCCGGCCCGACGAGGACATGGGTCGCACCGTGCCGATCGAGATCGACCCTCGTGACCAGGGGGCTGTGGCCGACTCCGACCCCCGCGCTCAGACCCTGCTGTCGCCCAACGACACCCCGATTCAGGCGCGCTGGCGTGGCTACGACTTGCGCTACCCGATCCCGGCGGGAGTGTCCGGAGGGAAGGCCACGGTGTGGGTGCGAAACAACTACAACACTGACGGCGCGCACTGCCGACTCACCATCCCGCAGTGGTACGACCGGCCGATGTCGCGGCCCCTGGTGCTGGCCCGGTGATCGACGGCACCGCGTTACTCGACCGAATCGAGGAGGGGGTCGAGCAGGTCCGCGCACGTCAGGAGATGTTCCGCCTGCAGCGCAACGATATTGAGCTGTGGATCAACCCCCCAGATGGCTCCCCGGGGGCGGAGTTCCTGGGCCGGATCTCCGACCAGGCCGTGGTCAAACAGTCGTGGCCCACCCGCAAGAACGTCTCCTCCCAGGGCTACATCGAGCTGCCTACCGATCACGCCATCTCCCGCTACGTCATGGCGCTGCCCAACAACAAAGAGGCGCTGAAGAACGTCCTGATCACCGTCTCCCGCTACGACGGAAAGTGGCGCTGGTCGGGACTGCTGCGGTACTGGCGGCTCGAACGACGACGGGGCGTCCTGAGTTTCCGCCTGTTCTTCAACGACGACATGCAGTTCCTGCAGTACATGCTCGTACCCCCGAACCCTGCCCTGCCGCTGGGCATCTTCCAATTCCCCAGGGAGTTCCTGCTGTACGCGCCACTGAAGTGGGCGATCAGCATGACGATCCTCCTGCAACTGTTCAGGATTCAAGGGCACCTGTGGACGTTGCCCGACGATCCGTTCGACCCTGATCAGTGGGACGACTGGCTGGACTGGTCGACGTGGCAGTGCCACGTCAAATGCGACCCGTTCGCCAGCGACGACTCGAGCTTGTGGGGCCCGATCGCCTCCCGCATGAACGCCGCGGATGTCACCTTCGCTGACGCGCTCGATGACGCACAAATGGTGATCACCTACCGGCGCATCCTGACCGTCAAAGGCGAGACTGCTGAGGGACTGCTCACGCCCACCGTGGCTAACGGCGCCCTGGTCTTCGAAGTGGTCGACCGCTCCGGCTTCCACCTGCCCGGCGGCACGTTCCTTGACGGCACCACCGCCGCCGGCTTCATCCGCACCGTCGTCACCCAGGCCGACGGCTGGTACGAAGACGTCCTCAACGTCATCTCCGACGACGAGACCCTCTCGCCGGACCAGTATTACCAAAAAGGCTGGGCGGGAACACTTGCCGAGAAACCCTGGATATGCCTGCACGACGACAGTTGGTACAACTTCGATTCTGACCTGTCGTGGTCGCCGGCGGGACCGGTGTCCATTGTGGTGGGAGGCGATAACCCGACCGCCGATGCGATCGCCAAACTCGTCATCGAGTCCATCGGCAACCTGCTCGGGTTCTTCCTACTCGGCGGTTTCGACAGCCTCGGCGACATCGCCAGCGAAGTCATCATGCCGTTCCTGGTCGGGACCATCGCCGCGTGGGTCGAGTGGAAGAACCTGGGCCGCGTCAAGCAGCTCGGCTGGATCCACCTCATGGAGATGTTCCAGTCCGGCGCCGACAACAACGCCTGGAGTGCCTCGGCGCAGGCCGCGATCCGCGGCGGATTCTCGGCCACCAAAGCCCAGACGGGGCACCGCATCAAGATCGGCGGAGGCTACTGGGTCATCCCCGGCTACCACTTCCAGATCGGGGACCGGCTCGCCTCCGACCACGAAGAGCTACTGAAGAACGGTATCGACATCGTCTTCATCGACCAGGTCGAAGAGATGTTGCTGGAGGCCGACAACCGCGCGGGACAACCGCTGTCGTGGGACATCGCGATCGGACTCAACAAGGCCGCCATGACCAAGGGGGAGCGCGACGCGCGTGCCCTCAAAAAGGTACTCAACGCCGTGAACAACATTGGAGTGCATCTCATCTCATGACCGACCACGTCGTTGATATCGCCGACCGTGCCACCACGGTGGACCGCTTCGTCGAGGCACTCAGTGCGCTCAAAAGTGGCCGCAACGGCGGCCAGGAGACCGTCGGCATTCCGGCGCCGATGCGCCGGGCTGCTGCCGAGGGGCTGGCCGATCTGGGGTTCCGTTTCGTCGAGGCGGTCGCCACCCAACGCATCGTGATGCCAGAGACGAGTTGGCTGGGCCCACACGCCAACGGGACCACCGCGGCTATTGATCCAGCGCTGGCGAAAGCCGTGCTGGCCGACGTGAATCCCGACCTTGCCGCCCGGGTCACCGCGGCAACCACCAATGAACAACGCGAAGCCGAGCGCGAGGCGCTGCGCCCCGACGTCGAGGCGACCCTGCAGACCGGTCTGGCGCTCGACGAGGCCACCTCGGCGATGCGGATGCAGGGCAAGTACGAGGCCGCAGTGGAGCGCGAGAAGCGAGCCGCGAAGGAACGGGGCGAGTAAATGCTGGGATCGAAGACGCGCCAGGACACCATGGTTCTGGCCCTTGGCCAGACCTGGGTGGCGTCGTTCTTCCCGCCAGCCGGCGGCATGTTCCCTCCCGGTACCACGGCCGAATGCGTCATCTCCGACCCCGCAGGCAGCGTGCTGGCTGAGTGGGAACCCGCGATCATCTCCGAGGCGCGCATCGACTTCATCACCGCCGCCGCGCAGTGCGACCCGATCCCGGCGGGCGCCTACTACCTGGTCACCGCGCACTACCCCGCGTTAGGGCCGCGCCCCCCGATCGACGACCACCTCTCCCGCGGATCGGTGGTGCGCGACGACAACCCGACCCCGCTGGCCGGCGCCCTGCTCACGACGGCACCTGCCTTGTCGTTCATCGACGAGATGGCCGGCCCAGCAGTTGATCCCAACTGGGTCAAGGTCGCCGGCCAAGGCAACCTGAAGATCTTCGACAACTCGCCCTGGTCGCTGCCCAACGGCATGGCCGGCGACAGCCTGCTCTACACCAAGGCCGCGGCGCGCTGGCGTGTCCAGACCAACAGCGACGCGGCCAAAGCCGAGTTCCAGGTGATCACCAGCAAGATCAACCCCGGCAAGACCACCGTGATCCTGTCCTCCAACCAAGCCATGACCTCATGGGTCGGATTCCAGATCCACACCGCCACAGCCGATTGGTATCCCGACGCCAACATCGTCATCGGCACCAGCCCGACCGAATACACCGTGGTGGAGACCGGCGACAACTCTCTGTCATCGAATGGCCGCTACACCTTCCTGTACGACCCGCTGGCCGACGAGTACCTGGCCTATAAGGAAAGCAACTTCAGCCACCCGCTGCGCCGGTGGGTAGACGAAGATCACGTGATCCCGCACGGCAACGGATACCGATTCCCCGCGGTGCTGTTCGAATCGGACTACCTGACTTCCGGTGTGATGCTCTCGGGCTGGTCGGTCAAGGACAACTGAGTTGACCACACCCAGCGGTCCCGACGGATTCGACACCACCGACCGCTGGCCGCTGACCGGCAACGACGGTTCCATCTCTGGCCTCGCCAACCGCACCCAAGGCGCGGTCACCAATGCCCTCAAAGGCCAGGTCCGACAGTCCGGCGGCTGGGGCAGTGCCACAGCGTCAGTCTGGGGCGGGCTGCGCCGCGGCAGCGACGGCAACCCGGTATCGCTGCCACTGGCCATCATCGAGTTCTTTGGCCGCACCCTGCTGGGCGCCGGAACCTGGAATGCCCTCAACCAGCTCAACACCGACGTCTCAGCATTCTTCTCGGGCAAGTGGACCTCGCTGACCAACATCGTCGGCGACATCGGAACCCTGATCAATGAGATCGGGGGCACCATCATCACCGACGTCAGCGACGCCATCAAGGCCGCGCAGGCCAAGGCGGACGAAGCTGCCGACAAGTTCGCCGACATGCTCGATGGAGTACTCGGAACAGGGCACGGGATCGCCGACTTCGTCGACTGGCTGCAAGCCCGCCGCGACGAGACGCAGGCAACATGGGATGCGTTCTGGCAAGGCATCTTCGGCGGATCGGCAACCGGCAAGAACTTCCTTGACCTGAAGTCCGCGGCCGAGGCGCTGACATCGATCGCCAACACCGCCAAAGCCAACTCCGACAGCGCCATGCTGCAGCTGGCCGCACTCATCGACACCGTACTAGGCGGCGGGCATGCCATCTCGGACCTAGCGAACTACATCATCAACACCTGGAATGGGCTCGTCTCCGGGTGGAATAACCTCTGGGACGGCGTCTTTGGGACATCGGGGGCCACCGGAAAGACAGCCGGCGACGTCAAGATCGCCGTTGCCTCCGTCTCGTCGACCGCCAACAATGCCAGCACCAACGCCGGGTTGGCCCAGACCAAGGCCAACACCGCGTCGTCCTGGCTCACCCGACTGCTGACCGACCTCACCATCCTGTTCGACTGGCTCCACATCACCTACCCAGTCGGAACGTCCTCCGACACCAGTACCACCACCTCCGGCGGGAAACGGACCTGGTACTCGGCATGGGCGGACCTGATGGATCTGGTTGGCCTGAGCCAGAACACTTCGCCGCCAACCGACCCGGCCTCAGCGATCGGTGACCGCATCGTCCAGACCGAGATCAACCAGAAGAACGCCCAGAACTTCCAGATCTCCGCGCTGACAAGCACTTCCCGAAACCCCGCATGGATGTGCAGGTACCCGGTAGGCGATGTCGCCTACCCAGAGATCCAGAATGGCCGGCTCTCTACCTACGACAGCGCCGGACAGCCGGCACCATCGGCGGCCGCCGGCACCTACGTTGGTTCTGACGTCCCGTGGAAGGCGTATCCAGGGTTCTGGGTCATACCCGCTGGCGCCACTCGAGGGACCTTCATCACCATCTCCAACACCGCCGTCATGGACACCATTGGAACCGTCGTCAATAAGCAGACGGGGACCGTCGACAACCTATTCTTGGAGCTATTCCGGATAAATCCGGATTACAGCATGACCCGGCTCAATAGCTTCGAAATTTCGGGCGAGTTCACGACTGCCGCTGCCACCAAATACGTGGAACGCGAAGTCCCGAATGGGTTCATCGCGCAGGCAGGAGAGGCTTACATCGTCCGCACTCGGAATGCGTCGACAGGCACAGCGTCGATATCAGTTCAGGGCGTCGAACTCGGCCCGCAGTCAGTCCAAACCGGCCATTACACGGCCGATGGGAACACAGCCAAAACGTCCTACACGATCAGCGAGACTGCGGCCTCGATAGCGGCGACCCGGATTTCGCCGTGGGCGTTGATCGCATCTAAAGGGCAGACCGCCACCGACCAGCTCTACGCCGACGACTTCAACCGCTCCGGGATGGGCGGGCTCTGGTACCTGCAGTCGACCAGCTCCGACCAGATGGGCATCGTGCTGGGCACCGCGTCCTACATGGGCACCGCGGCCGGCCACCAACACGGGCTCTACACGCGCCCTCTGGCTTCTGACCGGATGTGGGTCGAAGGCAACCTCTACAACATCAACTCCAGCGTCCAAGAGGGCCTGCTACTCAACAGCAACCGCGACCTCTCGCAGATCGTGTATCTCGCGGTCAACAACGTCGAGGCCAGGATCTACACCGGATCGGCTGGCTCGCTGACTTCCCGCGCATCCGTATCGACACTGTTCAACAGTGTGCCGTGGCAGTTCTACTACGACCCGCCGACCAAGAAATACACCGTCCTTAAGGACGGCAAGTCCATCGGACTGTCCTGGACTGACTCGGGCAACCTGATGCAGCACGGTGCCCTATTCCGCTATGGCGGCCTGCGTATTTCGCGATCGGGTCTGCTCAACGGCGGATCTATCGACAACTGGCTTCTCCAAGACTGGAGCTAACACGCCCCCGGTGGCGTGAGCTTCGACGACGCCCATCTGCACCCGCACGACCCCAAGAGGAGAGACCCGTGGAATACCACAAAGGGCATGTGAAGCGTGACAGCGTGACAGGCACGGTAGCGGTCCGAACCCAGTTCCCGGACGCAGCACCATTCACAGAACAGGCCTGGCTGACGGCAACAACCAACAACGGGGCGCACTTTCGTGCAACCAGCTACGTCGAGGCGTGGGACGACCTGCACGTGGCGCCGCCGGACGGCGAGCCGGAGCCTGGCGCCTGATGCCCAAGTATGTGGTCCCGCGGCCGGCTGGCGCGCGTGACGACGAGGAGCCGTATCTGATCTCGGTGACCCGCAACTGCGACTGCGTGTTCACCATCCGCTGCATCGACCCGATCACGAAGCAACCGACGGACTGGGATAGCGATGTCTGGGTGTTCGTCGACGTCGGCTACGGCACCGATCAAGAGAAGGTGGTCGCTGCCATAGTTGGTCCGGACGCGGTGGTGCGCATCGAATCGGGGATCGCCGACGAGATCCAGAACGGTGGGGCGTGGCAGGCCGTCCGCTCCCTGGACGGCCAGCCCTCACTGGAACCCGCGCTGCTGGTCGGTGCGTTCGTGCGCTCCGACGGAGGCCGCATCAGTGCCTGACCCGATCGTCTTCGAGATCGACGCACCTGGTCCCGTCGATGTCACGATCCCCCCTGGACACAGCGTTGACGTCGAGGTGCACCCGCCCGCGGTCACAGAGGTCATTGTCGCCCCCGGCTTACCGGGCGGCAGCGGGCTGGGCTACCAGCCCTACACCCACCTCCAGGAGATTCCGCAGGCCACCGTCGACATCACCCACAACCTCGCCCGGCCAGGCCCGGTCGCGGTGAGCTTCTACAGCCTCGACGGTGCCATCGAGTACTACAACGTCACCGTCCAAGCGTTGAACGACAACACCATTCGCGTGTCGTTCGATGACCCGACCGCCTTCGTCGCCACCGTCTTCTAACCCCACCCAAGAGGAGTCACGCCATGACCGCACGCAAATCCGCATCCAAACTCGATCTCAACAACAAGCAGATCACCAACCTTGGCGAGCCCCAGAACGGCACCGATGCCGCCCGTAAGGTCGACGTCGACACAGCGCACGACAATGCGATCAGCCGCGACAACCACACCGGCACCCAGCTGTCGACCACGATCTCCGACTTCGACGCCGCGGTGCGCGCCAACCGGCTCGACCAGATGGCGGCACCGACCAACCCCGTTGGCCTGGGCGGCAACCGGCTGTCGTCGGTCGGCGAGCCGGTCTCGGCATCGGACGCGGCCACCCGCGGCTACGTCGACTCGAAGCTGTCCGAGCAGGTGACCAGCCGCGTCTTCAAGGGCGTCGCGCGCGTGAGCTCCGACAGTCCGGTCAACATCGCCTCCCCGGGCGCCACCATCGACGGCATCACGATGGACGCCAACGACCTGGTGTTGCTGGCCGGCCAGACGACTGGATCGCAGAACGGCTTCTACGTCTACCACGGCGCGGCATCGGCGATGACCCGCGCCGACAACTGGGACTCCGACGAGGACGCCAAGCTCGGCTCGTACTGGGTCGTGACCGAGGGCACCCACGCGGACTCGTTCGCCCTGATGACCAACGACGCACCGTTCGTCATCGGAACCTCGGTGCTCACCCTGGTGCACATCTCGGCGACCGAAGGCGCGACCGCTCCCTACGAGACGGACCTGGGCGACGGCTCGGCAACCAGCTTCACCTGCGACCACAACCTCGGCACCAAGGCGGTCAACGTCGTGGTGGTGCGCAACGCCTCCCCGTACGACGAGATCGATGTCGCGATCCTGCGGCCCACCGCGAACCGGGTCGTCATCGAACCCGACGACGTGTGGTCAGCCGGCCAGTTCCACGTGACCATCTCCAAGGCGCGTGGGTAACCACAGGTGACAACTCGACGAGCGGCGTCGCGGGTATCAGTACCGGCGCCGACCGCACCGGAACACGCCACCACGAAGGGCTACGTCGACGAACTGGTCGCCGGGCTCGGCGGATCCCGGTTTCACCTGTTGACCTTCGACGGGATCTGGCCAGAGCGGCCCGACGATGACATCCCGGCGATCTTCATGGGCGGCGCCGCGCCCACCGAAGCCCCCTCCGATGCCCGTGAGGGCGACTACTGGCTGCCCAGCAGTGAGCCCGGTGGCCTGGCCGGCGGCGGCGGGGGCGGCGGGTCCGTCGCCTGGGAGACCGGAATCACGGGTAAGCCTGCAACCTTCCCCCCGTCAAGTCACACGCACGCCGTGTCGGATGTCAGCGGCTTGGACTCGGCGCTGGAGGGCAAGGAACCTGCTATCGCCCCCGGCGCTAACACGACGTTCTGGCGTGGCGACAAGACGTGGCACGTCCTGGCCAAATCCGATGTTGGCCTGGGCAATGTCGATAACACCAGCGACGCGGACAAGCCTGTCTCGACCGCTACCCAGGAGGCCCTCGACACCAAGGTCGGCGATGACGATGACCGCCTGAGTGATGAGCGCACCCCGCTGGACGACTCGGTGAGCACCGACAAGATCGCCGACGAATCAGTTACCGCGGCCAAGCTCGCCCCCAGCATCCTCGGTGGCATCACCACCTCGATCGGCTCCAAGGTGGGTCGGCAGGGCAGCGCTTCGGGGCTATGGATGGGTGAGACGCTGCCCGGATCCGGCAGTATCGGGGTGCTGTACGTCGTGACCGGTGACGAGCCGGGCATGTTCTTCTGGAACGGTACGGCCTACGTCGCGGTGGGTGGCGGCGGTGAGCCCCCGGTGGAAGATGTGGCCATCTTCGTGGCCGTCGCCGATGTCGGCACCTTCGAGTTCTCGCTGGTGGAGTACGACATGGAAGGCAACTACCGCTCCACCGTGGTGGGCCCGCTGTCGTACGGGGAGCAGATCACCCGGCTGACCACCAATCCCGCCACCGGCGGGGTTTACTACCTGCACGACACCGGGGCCGGGGAGATCTTGATAACGGCGGTGCACGACGCCTTTACCCCCGTGGACCTGCAGGTGCCCAGCCCCTTGGCGTTCGACTCCGCCGGATTTGCCTATGCCAGCGTCGATGACGGTGGGCCTCAGCTGGTCAGGTTCAACCCCGACGGCCTGGTGCCCGACTGGTCCGTTCCGCTCGACGCGCTGGCCACCACCATCACCGTCGGCCCCGACGACACCGTGTACGTGGTCTACCCCGACGGCAGCGACGCGGTGATCGCCACCTGCGACGGCACCACCGTCACCCCGGTTGGGACATTGCCGAGCGCCTCTGCCGTGGCCACGCTGGCGGTCTTCGGCGATGCCCTCCTGACCGCCGACAGTGACCTCACCTACGGCGCGGGTGCTCTCTGGCGGCTCGACAGTGGCGGGGTCACCGACATCACCCCGACGGGCCTCGAATACGTCGCAGGTGTGGCAACCCACGCCTCCACCGTCTACGCCGTCAGCATCCCCGCCCTGGCCTTCGCGCCCGGGACCGACCGTGTCGTGAGTGTCGATGGCGAGGCCTTCACCGACGTGCTCACCGACGTTGTGGTGCTCGGTATCGCGTTCGGCCCGCCGCTGCCCGAGGAGGTCTAGTGCCGTACACCTACGCTGACGGCGTCTGGACGCAGACCACCGCGATCCCCACGGTGGTGACCTGGGACGACGTCGATGACAAGCCCAGCGCATTCCCGCCCAGCGCGCACCTGCACACGACCGACGATGTGACGGGCCTGAACACGGCACTGTCGGGAAAGGCCGCCGCCACCACCACCATCAGTGCGGGGTCGGGTCTCACCGGCGGCGGCAACCTGACGACGAACCGCGCACTGGCGGTGAACTTCGGCCAGGCCGCGGGCACGGTCTGTCAGGGGGATGACCCCCGGCTCGCCAACCAGCGGACCCCCGCCGATAACTCCGTCACCAACGCCAAGATCCCCGCCGGCGCCAACATCGACCCGACCAAGCTCGGCGCTGGGCGCGTGGTGGGATCGGTCAACGGCACCCCCACCAGCACCACCATCTGGCGAGGCACCCAAGCCCAGTACGAGGCCAAGGGCGCAGACGACCCCAACACCGTCTACGTGGTGAAGGGCTGACAGTGCCGATCAACATCGGCGGCGAGATCGACGCGGTATACCACCAGGGCGGCAAAGCCGATGCCGTCTACTACCAAGGCGAGAAGGTCTGGCCCACCTTCACCCCGTTCACCGAGACGGACGTCAACTACGTCAACCGCCCGACACCGGAGGGCATCTCCGGTGTCTGGGTCACCCTCGTCGGGGCGGGCGCATCGGGCGGGCCGGGGGTATCCAACGCCACCCAGGCCCGCGGCGGCGGTGGCGGCGGCGGCGGCGGCGCCTACATTCCGCGGATCTTCATCACCGCTGAGCTGCTGGGCTCGACCTACAGCGTCACGACCGGCGCCGGTGGCGCCGCAGCGATCGCACCGAGTAACACCGGGACGATCTACCACGGGAACGCCGGGGGATTCTCCCGGTTCGCCTCCGGCAGCGTTGTCCTGCTCGCCAATGGTGGCGGACGCGGCCCCGGCGGGGGAACAGCCAGCGTGCAAGACGCCGCGGACGTCGCCACCGCGACCCTCACCGGGGTCACCGGCACCTGGTATCCCGGCGGGCCCGGGACCGACTCGGGGAAGGCCATCTCACCCAACGGTGAGAGCCCGACGAACAATCCCAACGGCACCGGCGGTGGCGGCATGGGCGGATCAGTGGACAGCACCGGCCTGCTGTACGGCAGCGGCGGCAGCGGCGGCAGCGGCAAAGCGGGCTCCGGCGGGGCCGGCGGTGCACGCGGCGGCAACACATCAACGAGCCCCGGCAAGGCGGGAACAGGCTGGGGCGGCAGCGGAACCGTGACACCCGGCTCGGGAGGTGGCGGCGCCGGTGTGCGGTCCGGCTTCGGCAGCTCACCCGGCGGCAAAGGCGGCTACCCCGGCGGCGGTGGCGGCGGCTCGTCAGGCACCAACAGCTCCGCCTCCTACAGCGGCGCCGGCGGCAATGGTCACACCCACCTGGAATGGGTCTGAACCGTGAAAGTCGCAGCGGCACTGACCATCTTCGGGCTCGCCATCATGGCGGGCCTTTCTTATGCCCTCGTGCACTGGGGTGACTGCTCCCTAGCCGACCTTGGAGGCTTCGATGGCTGATCGCCCGGCACGCTTCTGGCCCCTCGAGTCCGGCCGGATCATCACCTCACCGTTCGGGCCGCGCGACGGAGACATCCACACCGGTGTCGACTTCGGCTGGCCTGGCGGCAGCGCCGGAAAGCCGGTCTACGCCATCCAGGCCGGCACGGTGCTCTTCGCCGGCGCCGCGCAGGGCTACGGAGGACCAGACCCAGCCGGGTGGCTGGTCATCGACAGCTCGACCGAGCAGGGCGGCGGCTGCCTGGAATACGGGCACATCATCCGCGAGGTCGCAGACGGTGACCACGTCACGGCCGGGCAGCGCATCGGCCACATCAACCCCGACAGCAGCACCAACGGCGGGGTTGCGCCGCACCTGCACGTCGCCGATATGCCCTACGCCTACAACCCGTTGGCCAAGCAGGACGTCATGCCGCGGCTCGCCGGCGCGCGGGAGCCCGGTCAACCACCACCGAAGGAGACGCCCGTGCCCGACTTGCCCGCGTTCGACTACGGCATCACGAAGGTGATGCACGGCTTCAACCCGAGCACCTGCGCGAAATGCACCGGCAACAGCAGCGGGCCCCGGGCGCAGACCCTCTACATCGGCGTGCACACCCAGCAGTCGCGATCGACGGCGGTCAACCTGGCGTCGTTCTGCAACAACAGCCGGATCTCGCAGCCGACGAACCCGGTGTCGTACAACCTCGCGGTCGACGACAAGGACACCATCGAGATCGTCCCGGTGATCGAGGCGCCCTGGTCGGCCGGGGAGGCCAACGGCCTCGCGCTGCACATCTGCTTTGCCGGGTCGTTCTCTGAGTGGATCGCCGGCAAGTGGTTGGAGACCGACGCCTCCGACGGGCTCAACGAGGACGCGATGTTGACCCGCGGCGCGCGTGCGGCGGCGGCGGCGTGCAAGCAGTTCGGCATCCCCGCGGTCTACGCGGGTGACGGCGGCAAGTCCGGCTGGCCGATCCTGCCGAAAGGCATTGTCGGGCACCGCGACTTCGGCCGGCGCGGCGGCGGCCACACCGACCCCGGCGACGGCTTCCCCATGGCCGAGTTCCTGCGCCGCGTGAACAACTTCCTCAACCCATCGACTACCCCGGAGGTACCCGTGGAACAGCCTGATCAGCTCACCGATGTTCACCGGCAGTTGCTTGGCCGCTGGGAGATGCTCGGCTGGCGCACGCCGATTGAGGCCCTCGCGGTGCTCGTCGACGCGGCGACCGGCGAGGAGAACGCTGGCAAGCGCGGATGGAAGCCCGCCTGATGCGAAACGCGGCCGGTGACTGGCTCGGTTGGGGTCTCGGTGACGTCGCGCCGAAGGTCGCCGAGATCCAGAAGTTCCTGGCCGGCAAGTTCGCCAGCTACGCGGGCCATCTCGTCGCGACCGGTACCTACGATCAGGCCACCGCGGATGTCGTGGCTGAGATGCAGCGCCGCTACGGGTTGCCCGTCACCGGGATCTTCGACTGGGCGTCGCAAGTCAGGAGCGGGTTCTACAAGCCAGCACCGAAGAATCTGCCGCTGTTCTTCACCGTCGAGGGCCACCTGTCGGACATGTGGCGGGGCCCGGTCGCCGACACCGCGACGATCCTCGAGCGCGAAGGCAGGTGCATCCACCGGCCCACCGGCTACAACAACGGTGCGATCCCGTTCGACAACCGCTCCGGTGAGCTCGACCTTGTCCGCCGCCTCAGCCAGACCGTGCAAGACGACGGGGTGCATTTCCCAGCAGGTACGAAGTGGATGCTCGGGGACTTCTCGCAGGGCAGCATCATCGCCACCGACTTCGAACTCAACTACCTACAGCCGGGATGCGAACTCGCGTGGCGGGCCGCGGACTGTGTTGGGCGCCTGTCCTACGGCAATCCGACCCGCTCGGCAGGTTCGGTGGCGCCGTGGTCTCGCGGGCAGGCTGGCCCTGCCGTAAACGCTGGCCTCGATCCAGCGATCCGCTTCGACAAGCTGGGAATCCAGTTGGCGCGGCCGCAGATGGACGTCTACCGCAAAGGCGACATCTTCGCCGACAACGAGCCCGGCGTGGATGGGCGGATCAAGTCGTCGATCTATCAGGCCGTTGCCCGCGGAGACCTGTTCTCCGACCCGTTCTCGATCTGCGCCCAGATCGCAGCAGCATTCACCGTTCCCCTCGACTACGTGACCGGCGCCTTCTGGGCCATCGTGTCCGGCGTCGGGTTCCTGGCCACCGGTGACCGCAACCCGCACTACTCCCCGTACGACATCAGCGGTGGACTGGATTGGGCACGGGAACGGCTCACGGCGGCCGTCGCGGCGTGATGGTGAGAAACCTTCAATGTCGCGCCGATATTTAAAGGTTCGGCCCGTTTTCTTTCACGTCGTCGGCGTGAACGCCTAAAACCTAATCCGACTAGGCAATGACTAGGCGATGGCTACTCGAAACCAGCTCTAAACGCGCACGACTGCCAGGCCCCCACTGACCAGCGACTTTCGCCGCTACTCGAAAGGAACTCTAAACGATGAGCACCGAATCCGAATCCGAGGCCGAGCTGTACACCCTGCGATTCTGGAAGCGTTCCTTCGCCATCTCCGTGAGCACCGCGGCGGCCACGGCCAGCAGTGTCCTCGCGAACACTCAGGCGGGGAGCCTGCACGACGTTCCGTGGTACGGAACCCTGTCCACGGCCCTCCTGTCTGGCCTCATCGTCCTGTTCGGTCTCATCGGCGGCGCCGGCATCCGCGATGCCGTCCCCGGCGACGTCACCACGCGGGAAGCGCTGGCGACGCTGTCGACGGGTCGACATGCCAAGCCCGACGATGGAAACGAGCTGGGAGCGTGACCACGCTGACATCGCTGTGGCCGCCTTACGCCGCGATCGGCCCGCGTGTCGTCCTGACCCTCGCCGTGACGTCCCTTGCCTGCGCGATGATCAACGGCACCGACTACCTCGTACTCCCACAAGACGAGGCCGCTCTGTCGTTCACCGAATCCGCGCTGCCTATCCACGTATGGGGTGCCCTGCTGCTCTTCTGCGTCAGCCTCGCAGTCGGTGGTTACCTCGTTCACCGCTGGCCGCTGACCATCCTCGGCCACGCGCTGCTGGCCGGAGTGTTCTTGGCGATCGGAGTCGGCGAGTTCGTCACCTTCCTCCACAACATTGCCGGTGATGAACTGCGCGTCGGTACCCTCTACGTCCTCGGCCAGGCCGTCCTCAACGTGGTGCTCACCGTGATGGCGTGGCTGCGCTGGGACGCTGCACGTGGATGAATTGCCCCACCTCGTCGACCACCTGAGCTGGCCGCCGAGCCTACTGCTCCCGCTCGCATTCGGCGGCGGCGGATACGCCGCACTCCGGATGGCCGCTGAGCAGTTCGCTCCCGTCGCAAAGGCCTTGGGCCCGATCGGGCGCCGGTGGACAGCTGCCCGCGAGTCTCGCATGGCCAAGGCCGCGCGCGAGGGCGCACTGACCAAGCAGGTCGCCGACCTGACTGCAGAGTGCGACCGCCGCGGCACCACCATCGAGGAACAGGCCCGCGAGATCGCGTGGCTGCGCAGGCTGCGCGACTCTGACGCCTACACCCAAGATCTCCTGCGCCAGGTCGAGGGCCTGTCCGGGTCGCTCGATCGAGAGATGAACCGACGCGAGCTCACCGACGCCTACCTGGATTACGACGTCGACTGGCACCGGACAGCAGACATCGCGTGGCAGTCCAGCGCCGACCGGGACGTCATCGTCCGCGAAGTCCCGCAGCACGTCTCCCTGCTGGAGTTCGCGCGGCAGTGGCACGCCGGCCGGGCACAGGCAGCACGTGATGCGTCCAGCTGA